TGTATCCAAAGTGTATCCGTAGTATAGGTAAGGTTAGGTAAGTATAGTATATATTTTAATAAAGCCTTACGGCTTTATAGAGAGTATATTATTATTAAACCCTTTATTTTTATTTATTTAATATTAAACAAGAAAATATCATAATATAATAATATAATAATATATATAAATATATATAATGCCTGGTTAAATATATTTAGCTTAATATACAGCCAATAGTTATTTTAAAATCTATTTGACAAATATATGTTAAGGGTGTATATTTACATCAACAATTTAAGCGCAGAACGTGCTATTGCCAAGCACGAGTGTATATGCAGATGTCGGTTAGCCTGTACAGCTTAGAGCTTTTTAATTCTAGGTTGTGCAGGCTTTTTTATTTTTAAGAATTGGAGGTGTAAAGAATGGCAGAACAGGAAGAAATAGTTTTTTACGAAAATGAGATAGAAATGTATTTAGATGAGTTTTGCCAACAATGCAAGCCACCAATTGAGGACATGAGCAAGGAGCCGCAAGGCAAATGGAACGCGGCATTAATGTATATTAACAAATATGTTTTTAAAGGAACCGATAAATTAAAACTAAATAAGCCATATGATAATTATAATAATATACATAACAGTAATTTAAATAATAGTAACTGTAATGCATATGATGTAAATGCGGTAAACAAATTATGTGATATATATATATACTTATGTGGGGTATATGATAAAGAGATAAGTATAATGGGATTTAGTAAATTATCTGGCATAGATTGGAATAGCATAAATGTGTGGTCACATGAGGAGCCAAGCTCACCGCGTTTGGGCATTTATCAAAAACTTTGCAAAGAACGTGAAGAAAGCCTATCCAGCAAGCTAATTGCAGGGGCAAAAAATCCGGTCGGAGTTATAGCAGTGCTTAACCGTCAATTTGGATGGGCGAGCCCATACACGGCAGATTGTAATAGACAAAAGCAAGCACTCACAGTGGACCAATTACCACAGTTAGGCGAAACAAATAGTCAGAATATTAAAGCATTAACGAATGATAATATGGTTGATAATGCCAAGTAATTGTATATACAACAGATACAATTCTAAACCCTTGATTTATAAGCTTTTGAGGGCTATTGAATTATTATAACTATTCACAAAACAGTTGTTTAGCGAAGAGTTGAAAGCATGTAAGTAAATTGTACATGCAATAGATACAATTTTAAATGCTTGATGTTTGAGAGCTGAGCAGCGCACGTACTGGGTGCCCTGGGGGTGTATATGAAAAGCGACAAACCGCCCCACTTAGTCCCCAAAATATCCGCCAAAACAAAAAGACCTTTACCCATACCTCAATCATACCAAGCAGTATTTATTATTATAACATAAGTTATATATTAATTAAACAACATACACAATAATAATATATATACATACAATTACGATAAAATATCAGTTATATATAATATATAACAGTAAAGGAGCTAACAGTGATGAAATTAACAGGATTTGAGTCTAACAAAATTAATTCCGATATGGTAAACCACCCTAGTCACTATAATCTGCCTGATCGTAAAGAGTGCATTGATGAAATGATTGACATTTACGGACTTAAGGATGTGGCTAAATGGTGTGAGATTACTGCATACAGGTGTAAGTATCGTGCTAGACATGCAAGCAGCTTTACAAACTTTGTACAGGGTATGCACGAGGCGGCATGGTATACGGATAAGGCTCGAGAGCTTAAATCTAAGCGCAGATGGAAGAATTTCTGCAATATTGTTGATAAATTTATGCCGATGCTCCTTAAGAGCCTGTATACATGGATGATGTTATTCTGTTTGTTTTACGGAATACTCTTTTCCAATGAATGTTCAATGGTTATCTCAATAGTATTTTTATTTCTTGTGTGTATAACTGAGTCGGTATTTAAAGAAAACAAAGATAATTAGATTTTGAGGTGTAAATTATGTTTGTACTAAAAATTGCAACAACAGTATGGCTGACATTAATCGCTTTTGGAATGGTAAACACGGCATTAAACAAAAAAGTGACAGTTAGTACAAGACTCCTTGGCATTGCTGTAATGTTCGGTCAAATACTTGCCATAGCTTTCATGTGGCAGTAAATATAGGGCATTCGCCAAGCGGTAAGGCACAGGATTTTGATTCCTGTATTCGTTGGTTCAAATCCAACATGCCCTGCTCGGGGTTTACTGGGTTCCCCGACATTGGACTTAGTAGTTCCTTTCGCCCTCATAGTGGAAAGCTGTTAAGAGCCGCCACAAGGCTCGTGAGGGTTTAATCGTGTATAATCCCACAATACACGAGTGTGAAAACCAGCCTGTCGTAAAGACATCTGTAATAGGCAGAGCAGACATATATACCCCCTTTTAATTGTTAAACTAGGGCAACTCAAATCATATGAGTCTTAGGTGAGGCGCAATCCCTCACGTGCCCTTTGCTGTAGGTTTCGTTAGTTCTTTTCCTACAGTGCATACAAATTATATCTCCGGAGGGCGTTGCCACTCCTTAGGCTTCACCCTCACTATTGGCTTGTAGCTCAGCGGTAGAGCAGTCGGCTGTTAACCGACTTGTCGTGGGTTCGATTCCCACCTTGCCAGCTAATTATTGGTTCAAGTAGGCGACAAGGCTTGATTAAATGGGCGGTACAGAAAATGCGCTGCTAAGTCCTGCCAATAAATTATTTGCCGATATGGGATAAAGGTATTCCAGTAGCTTGCTAAGCTATCCAACAGAAATGTTGTTCGTGTTCGAGTCACGATGTCGGCGCTAGTCAGCGTGACGCTGACTGTTGATGTGTGGCGAAATGGGTAAACGCTATTGCCGTAAGATAATTTGTTGAAACCGGCAACTTAGATGACGAGAGTCGCGACAATCATGTGTGGTTCAAATCCACACCGCATCAATTCTGAAAATTGCAATTAGTAAGGTTCTGGTAGCATAGTGCGAGTTTTGGTGCAAATCCAAAAGCTGGGCGCGCGACATTTAATGGTCGTATAGGTTCGATTCCTATACATAGGGTGAGCGTGGTGCAAGTCCATATATCAGAAGCGGTCGGGTCATTCCCGAATAAGCAGGCGTTGCAGTAGTCCCTGCTGAAATAATTAAAATGCTTGTGCGACTAGTTTTAACTCGAATATGAAAAGAGCTGGAACTGGTTACACAAGAAACTGCACAACGGATAGTAGTCTAATTAGGAGAACGCTTTACGCGCGAAGAAATACAGGTTCAAGTCCTGTCTATCCGATTATCAAAAAATAAGGAGATGCGTCTATGGCAAAGGGAGTTAAGACACGAAATATTGACTCATTCCGAGAGGGATTAATGGAATACGCATATGGCAGATGTTCACAGGCACAAGCAGCAAAGATTGCCGGCATTTAGGAAGTACGCAAATATGCATTTTTTAGGTATTCCATTTCCTGACACACTGTTTAAGGCAAAGGAGAAATGAGAAACATGTGCGAGTTTTGCTGCAAAATAGGAAAATTGGAAAAAATCAAGCAAGGAGCTTTTAGAGGCGGGTATTATCCCAAAAAAAATGAAACACAAATTGTTGAATTTGAAAATGCATTTCATTTATTCGTAGGATGTAGCGACCCTTTTATGGCTGGAATTGAAATCGAAGATATAAAGTTTTGCCCTATCTGCGGTAGAAAGTTGGTGCATTAATGGCGGAACCTTTAAGCAAATTAGCAGAAAAATGTAAAAACTGCCCTAAATCTGAAAAATGCGACCATAAAAGAATGGAGTTATGCGCTTTAATGGATTTGCCACCACAAAATCTTGCAAGTGCTACACAAGGCATTTTGATAGACAATATGTCACCTATATTGAGGAAAGAAATAAAAAGCCCTTTAAGTCCGTTTAGGTACAAAGACGAATTAGAAAAAGCAATAAATGATTCCCATTTTGGAAATATGTTTATGTATGGCGCTTAGAAAGTTGGTGGAAGAATGAAAGAAACTATTTTATATATTTCAAAATCGGAACAGGATATACAAAGTTTTCTGAAATATCTTCAATCAAAGCTAAAAGCAGAGCAAAAGGAATGCACCCTAGATGAAAAACATAGTATTTTAAAAGTCCCAAAATATTACGATATTGTCGGAAAGAGTGTTCACGGCACCATGCTTGGAGCAGGCTACGGATATTGCAAATATTATTGCTTTTCGGAAGCGTATAGTAAAGATAAGTATAGCAATGCACAAAATGAAAGACTTAAAGAAATTTTAATGCACACAAGAGAGGGTGCGGAGAAAATATCGGGACTTGATATTTTATGTATGCTAGGGTTGGTTTGAAAGTTGGTGAAAAAATATGAAGATAAATGACGTAAAAAGACTAATTGCATATTACGGAGAAAATACAACATTGAAAGATGTATTGAAGAAAGTTCAAGGAAATAGGATATACAAATGCCCTAAGTGCGGTGGCTCTGGAAAAATTAGCATAAGAAAAAATGTGGCTGAATATTGGGAATGCAGTGATAGATATGAATATAATAGCATAAAATGTGACCTTTGCAACGGAGAAGGATATACAGAACATGAATATAAACCCAAAATGGTGCAGGACGGATGGCAGTAACTGAAAACAAGTATGATGGATATTAAGGCGGTGGAATAGTGAAACATCAGAAAGAATGGCACACTTGCGATAGATGCGGAAAAGAGATAATACGATACGATGAAAAATATGCATATATCAAAACGAGAGAGATAAAACCTCTTTACGAAAAAAGCATATGCACAGCCGAAGATTTAGCAAAGGAAGTGTTTCCAATGGCTATATGGAGAGATGATATGCAATACGATTTATGTCCTAAGTGTAGGAAAGAGTTCGAGAGGTTTATGAAAAATGGAGCATGAAAGAAAATGGTGCACTTGTGACAGATGCGGAAAAGAGATAAAAGTAGGGATATTGGCTACAAACTCAATCACGAGAAACGGCATATTAAATATAACATACGACTTATGCAATGAGTGCATGGAAGAATTTGAGGAGTTTATGAGAAATGATTGTTAATATGGGAACCAAAACATATGAAATGAGCCACAAGCAGGCAAAAGCTATTCTTGAAACAGCTAAGAAACTTGCTAATTGCAACATATACGGCGTTGAAAAAGGTAATGTGGTGATTATGCTGAATGAAAAGTATGAGGACGATATGAGCCTTAAAAAAGCCGTAGAGGAGTATAAAAAGAAAGGGTTCAAGGTGCATTGGAAATGAAGAAAACACGTTCAAAAATTATAATTAAAACCAGAAAAGGCGGTTACACAAAGATTTATGCCAATGGGAAATGGCAGAAGAAAGTATGTGTCATTGATTATCATGCAGAATGCAGTAACAAAGATGGTATAAAGGTTACTTGCGAATTTGATAGACTGAAAACTGATAAAAATGGTTCAGCTATCTACGATGAAGCTAAAAAAGATTTTGCAAAAGAACACATAGTTGCAAGAATTAAGGAAGCAAGATTATGAAATATCAGAACACAATGCTTTGTAGTGGATATAGCCACGAACTAAAACCTTGTGAGCATATAATGAACTGTGACCTTTGTACCGGTCCCTTTGTTGATACGAATGGAAATGAACAATATGTATGCGGTCCGGGAGTTATGAATTTTAAATGTAAAAGAGACAACCCACATTGGAAACCATTAACAAGGCAACAATTTATTGAATTGTATAATAAAATGCCTGTTGGTGGAGGAAGAGAAAATATCGAAGAATTTCTCGAGAGAGCAATAATTGATGGGATTGTGGAGGCTTGAAAATGCAAACAATAGCAATGCTTGTGATAGCAGGAGCCGCATTTTTGTTCTTAGGTGTATATTTTCTAATTGACTATATCATAACAAGACATAGGCTCAAAATAAATCAAAATGCTTGGGATGAATACAGTGCAAATATGGATTTTAATAGAAAGGTTTATGCGTATTTGCCTTGGTGCATAGAGCAAAAAACAAAAAACGGGTGGCGCAATTATTATTTTCCAAAATTTTAAGGAGCAAAGTCATGAAAATAACAGAAATGAATAACTGCATTGAAGAAATGCGTAAATGTTACAAGTTTGAGGATAATAAAACGGAAATAACGCTTGGAGATTCAACGAGCAGGTCTGCAAGATGTGTAAATGTATACACAAATGATGAAAACGGAACGCGAATTGAAATGACAAGAATGGCGGATAAATTAGAAGAAGCAGACTATTGTTTGCGATGAAAGGAAATCAAATGAACGAAATGAAATTCGGAATGAAAATTGCTTATCAAGGAGTAAAGGAAGAAATGGAAACAATAGTTGCAGAACTTGCAAGAAAAGGAATTGAAAAGCCAAAAGGCTTTAGTGTGTTGGAGCAGTTTATAAGAGACAGACTTTCAGACTGCGAATAAATATTTTACCGGCCAACAAGTGAAGTTAGTCATTACATTACTTTAAGGAGTGAATACATGGAGTACCAAGGCACAATTAAGAAAATGGAAAAAGGAATAACAAGACTTCGAAAAGAATTAGACAAAGCCAAGTCGGGAACAAAAACATCACAGAACGAGTTACTTATTTACGATGATACGATGAAAATAGATATTCTTGGAACAGAATACAGAATTGAAATCCACAAAGTATCAGAGGACAGTTATATGGAGAAAAAAGGTCTTGCGGGCTATTGCGAAGAAGAAAACAAGTTGATTGTAGTTGCCGATATGTCCGAAGAAAAATATTTTGTAGGCATGGACGAAAAAGCCCAGGAAACATATCGCAAAAAGACCTTAAGACATGAAATTATGCACGCTTTTCTTAATGAGAGCGGGCTGTCTGATAGTTCAAATCGGTTTGATGGTGCATGGGCAAAGAATGAGGAAATGGTTGACTGGTTTGCAATTCAAGCCCCGAAAATCTTTTCTACGTTCAAGAAAATGAATATTTTGTAAACATGTATTACCGACTACGGACTAATTGTAGTTGCTGACCTTAGAAAGATAAAGGTTGATAAAACATAGAAAAGGAGACGGAAAGGGATATATCATGGTTGATTTGAAAATATTTACAGAAAATATAGAACATGAAGCATTAAATCAGATATATACGCTTGTAAAACAGCCGGCATTTTCGGATTGCAAGATAAGAATTATGCCAGATGTTCATGCAGGAGCAGGGTGTGTTATAGGATTTACTGCTGATTTAGGAGAAAAAGTAATACCGAACATTGTTGGAGTTGACATAGGCTGTGGGATGCTTACTACAAACTTAGGAAATATTGATATTGATTTTGAGAGATTAGATAAAATCATTAAAGAATATGTTCCAAGTGGTAGAAGGGTTCATGAAGAAGAAAACTCATCTGTTGCAAGCAATATTATTGAAAAATTGTATTGCAAGGAACAGTTGAAAAATATAGATTGGCTGAAAAGAAGTTGTGGCACGCTGGGAGGTGGCAATCATTTTATCGAAGTTGATAGCGATAGCAAGAATAATAAATATCTTGTTATTCATTCGGGAAGTAGAAATGTCGGAAAGCAAGTCGCAGAAATATATCAGCAAATGGCGATTGATGATATTTCGGGAAAATCGAATTTCAAACAAGATAGCGAGAAATTGATTGCTGAATACAAAAAATGTAAAAGAGAAAGAGAAATCAGCAAGGCTATCAAAGAATTAAAGCAGTCCTACGAAGCAAATACAACTAAAATCCCTAGAGAGTTATCATATCTTGTTGGAAAACATAGAGAAATGTATTTACACGATATGAAATTATGTCAAGAGTTTGCGAAAATTAACAGAAGAACCATTCAGAGCATTATTTGTTACTATATGGGTTGGGAAGTTACAAAAGAAATGGAACGATTTCAAACGATTCACAACTACATTGAACACGATACAAATATTGTTCGTAAAGGTGCTATTTCTGCAAAAGCGGGGGAAAAAGTACTAATACCAATAAACATGCGTGACGGTTGCATTTTGGGAATTGGCAAGGGGAATGAAGATTGGAATTATTCAGCACCACATGGAGCAGGGCGAACAATGAGCAGGTCAAAGGCAAAAGAAAGCATTTTGCTAGAAGAGTATCAAAAAGCAATGGATGGAATATTTACAACATCTGTAAATACATCTACGATTGATGAAAGTCCTATGGCATATAAAACAATGGATGAAATAATTGGAAATATACAAGATACTGTTGAAATAGTTGACATTATTAAACCGATTTACAATTTCAAAGCAAACGAATAAAAACAATTACCGGCTACAGATTGATTGTAGTCGCTACCCTAAAACAATTATAGGCAGAGGTCTATAAGCACCTTTGCTGAAAAAGTGGAGGTGCTTTTCTTATGGCTAGTCAGAGCCTTATTTCCACAGTTGATAGTTACGAAAATTACATAAAGAAAAATGGAATTGATGAACAAGTAACTAATGCCTATGTAGACGCTTGCAGTGTAGCCATAAATGGCGAGAAAGATATTAAGTATGGACTACAACTCACTAAGAGGGCAAAAGAGCTTATAGAGGACTTCTGCACGGCTAAAACAGGTGGTACGATTTGGGATTTGGAAAAATACGCATTTGACCACAAAACCACCTATGAGCTGATAAACAAAAAATATGAGGTTTTGTTGCTTGAAGCTCAAAACAAAATAGTTGACAGCTATTTTCAGTACATAGAGAAAAAGCGTGAGCCTAAAGACCGATTTTATATGCCACGCAGGAAACAACTAATCAAAATCGGACTTGTGGACGCATTGCAAGGCATGATTGATGATAAATACGACATATTGTGCGTGAGTCTAGTGCCAGGAGCCGGAAAGAGTACGATTGAGAAATTTTTTCATTCGGCAGTTGCCGGTTGGTTTCCAAAAGATTACAGCCTGTTTTATTCACACAGTGGTGACATTACACGAATGTACTACGATGGAGTATACGACATTGTTACAAATGATGATGATTATGCATGGCATGACATTTTCCCTAATCTATCAGTTACAAGCACGAATGCCAAAATGGAACAGTTCAATATCGGCAAATACAAGCCGTTTCCGTCAGTGCAATGTACTTCTGTTGGAAGTAAGAATGCCGGAAAAGTCCGTGCAAGTAAATTTTTGCTAGTTGATGATATGATAGGCGGAATTGAAGAAGCTCTAAATCCCACAACACTTGATAAGTTGTGGAATAAATACGCAGTAGACGCGAGACAACGTAAGACGCAAGATACGGACGGAAAGCCGTGTAAAGAGATACATATTGCCACTCGTTGGAGCGTACATGATGTTATCGGACGCATTCAAAATATGTATATTGGAAATCCGAGAGTCAAAACAATATCGGTTCCTGATGTAGACCCGGTGACAGGAGAAAGCAATTTTGATTATGAGTATGGCGGTTTTACGAAAGAGTTTTTTGCAGACCAACAATTACTCATGGACGAAATCTCTTACCGATGTCTGTATAAACAGGAGCCTATCGAGCGTGAGGGACTATTGTTTCCCGATGATAAAATCCGCAGATACTTCAATCTGCCACATGGCGAGCCGGAAATTATCACAGCACAATGCGATACAAAAGGAAAAGGCACAGACTATTTTGTTATGCCAATACTGCAAAAATATGGCGAGGACTATTACTGCGTTGATTGTGTGTGTGATAATACGGCAGACTATGAAATGCAGTATGAAAATGCGTCAAACACATTAGTCAATAATCAAGTACAAGAGTGTGAGTTTGAGCGTAATGCCGGTGGTGACAGAGTGGCTATGGAAGTTAATAAGAGAGTCGAAAATAAAGGGTGGATATGCAACATCACTGATGTACCGACAGAGACAAATAAGGAAGCACGTATTTTTCAGTGTTCTAACTGGATTTTACAACATATTATTTTCAAAGACCAATCACTTTATAAGCCTAATGAGCCTTATGGAGTAATGGTATCACTGCTGAAACAATATTCAGTAACAGGCAAAAAACAGCTTGATGATGTTCCTGATGTTTTTTCAAACTTTGCCTTAAGAATGACGCAAGGCAGTAGAATAGCAAAGGTTGAAGCAGTACACAATCCGTTCAGAGGAGGGCTTTATTAATGACAAAGGAAGTTTTATCACAGTATTCAGACTTACAAGAGGAAATCAAAGAGGTTAGAAAGAAAATTGCTAAATTGCAAGACGACCTTGAAAAGATAGAAAACGGAGAAAGTGTGATTGACACTGTATCGGGCGGTATGGGTGGCACGCAGCACTTCAAAATCGAGGGCGTGCCATACCCTGAATACGGACGCAAGCGCACGTTATTGTACTCAAGAATGACTACATTACAGCTTTTACAAGATGATTTGCTTGAAAAAACAAACGGTGTAGAGGAATTTATAGCAGGTCTTAGCGACAGCAGAATGAGACGAATTATCAATTTTAGATTTTTGGAAAATAAATCATGGTTGCAGACAGCATATGCACTTGGCGGTAAAGCCACAGCAGATAGCGTAAGAATGGAGTTTGAAAGATTTTTTAAGAAAATGTAAGTTTGTTCGTTCGGTTCGTTTAGAATGTGATAATGTGTAAGATGAAAAAAATGTAATTCGTTCATTGCGAAAAATCTCTTTTAGAAATAGCACTCACAGATTGTGGGTGCTATTTTTAGTGAAGCGAGGGTAATATGAATAATCAGAATATTGTACCAACAGGAAAACGAAGTGTAATGTGCCCTCGTTGCGGAAAGCTATTAACGTGGGTAAATGAAAACGATAAGAAACACCACAAGGTAATGTGTACGCACTGCCGTAAATGGATATGGTTTTGGGCTGGCACACAAGAATTTCAGATAAAAGAGGTTCCGCAGAGAACTTCTGCAAGTGGCATGAGGTTTTATTGATGTATAGATATGCTCATAAAAATGTGAGGCCTTTTTCGGCTGTCTGTCAGAATAATTACGGCAGACAAGTTATTTTCACGAGGAAAAGGCAAATCACAAAAAACAACATAATCGAAGAACTGAATAAAGCACTTGTGATTCACGAGCAAAACGCTATTGAGATTGAGTATCTTGACAGATACTATCGTGGTGACCAACCAATTTTGTATCGGCAGAAAGTGAACCGCCCGGAAATCAATAACAAGATTGCTGTAAATCTTGCATATGAGCTTGTTGAGCGCAAGACCGCAGAGATGTGTGCCGAGCCAATCCAATATGTGCTACGTGGCACTGATAACCATAAGTCGGAAGAAATTACACAGCTTAATATCACAATGGACTCTGAAAGCAAACAAGAGTGTGACATAGACATACATCGTTGGAGAAGCATATGCGGTACCGGCTACAGATTTATCGGTAATGATGACGGACAAGGACAGTTGCTTGACGAGAGCGATTTTTATTTATCGTCTGAAAATCCAATGTATACGTTTGTGGCATACTACTCAAACGGACGTCCGGCATTCTCTTGTCAAATCGGAGAGGATGAGAACGGAGCAAATATTTATTATGTGTTCACTGACAATGAGTGGTTTGATATTCGTAACGACAAGATTTATGCAAGCGGAGTAAACGGAAATAGAGCAATTCCGGTGATTGAATATCCAAACAATGCAAGGCGATTATCTGACATTGAAATGACTATTGCAATCACAGACGCTATTAATGTGCTTACATCAGACAGAATTAATGGAGTCGAGCAGTTTGTGTCTGCATGGGTGAAGTTTGTTAATTGCGAGATTGACATAGATACATTCAGAAAAATGCGACAAGAGGGAGCGTTGGTAGTTAAATCTAACAATGGTTCAGACAACAAGGCTGATGTTGATGTAATGACGAGCGAGCTTAATCAGACAGAGGGACAAGTGGTATTCACTGACCTTTTTGAAAGATTTTTGAGTATTCAGGGCCTTGCAAATCGTCAGGGCAACACAGGCGGCGACACTGGCTCGGCTGTAGAATTGAGAAACGGACATTACGATGCTGGACTTAGGACAGCTATTAATGAGCCTATCCTTAAGAAATCAGAGAGAATGGCACTTAGGCTTATTCTTAACAGGCTGAGAATTAATAAAGGCTTTACGCTTATGCCCAGTGATGTTGAGATACACATTAATCACAACAAGCTTGACAATATGCTTGTTAAGGCAGAAGTACTTGAAATATTACTTAGGTGCGGTATCAATTACAAGAGAGCTGTCAAGACTATTGACATGTTTAGCGATCCTGAACAAGTTACTCTCGAAAGTGCTAAGCGTATGGAAATGTTATTCCCGGAAGAACAGCCGACAACAGTTACGCCTAACAATAATAACGATGATAAGAACAATGGAAAGACAGCCGATGAATAATTGGCTGTCAATTTATTTTGGAGCTTGATATGGCAGACAAAATCCACGCACTTAACAAAAATGAAATACAAGACATAGATTATGACACATATTTTGGTGAGATGGATTTGACGGACGAGGAAAAGGAAGATAGAAAAAAGCTTGCTGAAAAGTTTGAAAAAATCTTTGTTATGCTATTTGCCTTGTTATCCGGCAAGGATGAAACAGAGATAACCACTATCACCAAAGAATTTATTGTCAGATATGAGAGCATTGCCACACAGTATTGTAAGGCAAAGAAAACACCCTCATACATTACAGACTATGCTCGGTACATTGTGAATGAGGTAGTTGACGCTACCACGCAAAATACTGACGTAGAGTATTTTACTTCACAAAAGCGGGCAAAAAATGTAGCTGCGAATGAAGCTAATGCAGTCGGCAATTACAGATTGCAAACTGAAATGGTGAAACAAGGCTACAAAACAAAAGAGTGGCGCTCAAAAGAAGATTCACATGTCAGACCTACACATGCAGAAGTTGACAGAAAGAGAATTGATATTTTTGAGCCTTTTGAGGTTGGAAACTCACTTATGATGTTTCCAAAAGACCATTCTTTAGGGGCACAGGTAAAAGAAATCGCAGGGTGTAGATGCAGTCTTAAATATTACAAATAATGAGCAACTTGTAAGGAAAACTTATAGGTTGCTTTTTATTATACAAAATTTGCAGTTGTGCGTTAAACAACAGAAAAACTCAGCTGGTGCAACCAGCGATAACAAAAGCGTGAGTTACGGAGGTAATTAAAATGACAAGAAATGATGTTTTGAAGCTTTTCCCGGATGCAACGGATGAGCAGATAACAAATCTGCTTAACAAGAGCGGTGAGGAAATGGCAAGAGAGAAAGAGAAAGCCAATCAGTACAAGGCTAAAGCCGACAAGGCTGATGAGCTACAGGCACAGCTTGATGAGATACAGGCTGGCAACATGACGGAACTTGAAAAGGCGAATAATGCCTTGGAGATAGCCAATCAGCAGATAGCCAAGTTACAGAAAGATAACGCTGTCAGAGACTTGCGTGAGAAGGCTATGTCAGATTTTGGAATTACAGCAGAACAGGTAAAGACAGTAGTAAAAGAGGATGGCTCTTTTGATACAACATCACTTGGCAAAATTATTTCCGACATGAAAGCCAATGCGATAGCGGAGTACGAGAAAAATGCACTTAACAATACTCCGAATCCAAGCAATGGCGGTAACAATAATGACCCCGACTCAAAGCCAGCAGATGTAGCAAATGCAGAACAAATCTCATTCGGTACAGTTGCAAGTGCTGAAAGTCAAAACAGCTATGTAATTTAAAACAGGAGGTAGAACGATGGGAAAACCAATCGTAAGAGACTTTACACAGGGTAAAGGAATTTTAAAATTTTTCCCTTATGAGGGTGCAGCGTGCCTTGTACCACAGACTATGGTAACAAGCGCAGATGGAAACGGAATGAAGATTGTGCCAGCCGGTACACCATTCCCGAGCAATGACGCAGAATGCAAGGGCTATCTGTTACACGATGTAGATGTAACAATGGGTGACGCACCTGGAACATATGTATACCAGGGAACTATTGATTGGGAGAAAGTTAAGTCACTTTCAATCGCAGATGAAGCTAGAACCGCAACACCTAGAGTTACTTTCTACGGCGCACCAAAGATTGTAGCAAGTCAGGTCTAAAAGGAGGTAGAAGAACATGGCATTACCATTAGCAGAAGCATTTACAGCGAGAAGCCTCGGTGTAATGTGGAATAATTATCAAAAGACATTAGGAACTGCCCCTTATCTTGGCAGACAGAAATTCGGAACACGTAAACAGGACTCACTCGACCTTAGATTTATCAAGGGCAAGAACGGACTGCCGGTATCACTCAAAGCTTCAAACTTTGACGCACAGGCAGAGCTAAGAGATGTTGGAGGCTTCTCTGACATTCAGAACTCAATGCCATTTTATCGCGAGGGATATATGGTAACAGAAAAAGAGGAACAGGAGTATGACAATTACAGAACTTCTGAAAACTCCAACCTTGCCAATAACGTATTACGTGAAATCTCTAAGAAACCAATGATGTTAATTGAGGGCGCATTAGTTGTACCGGAGAGACAGATTTGGCAGTTACTTGCGCCTACAGATGGTGTACCAAAGGTGAAGGTTGTGCTTGGCGATAAGAACTATGTCGTTGATTACACAGCCGACAACGGTGCAGAGCATAAGGAAAAGCACTTTAAGTCAATTACCGGCACAAGTGCATGGGACAAGCCTACTACATGCGCACCACTTGATGACCTTATTACAGCTCGTAGAGACTTTGCAAAGGCTACAGGCCATTCACTTACACGTTTCACAATGAATACAGAGACTTGGGAAATGGTGCTTAAGGCAGAGGACACAAAGAAGCAGGTGCTCGGTATTACTGCTTACAATGGAGGTATCAGATTACAGCAGTCACAGGTTACTGAATATCTTAGAGGATATGGTATCGAGATTGAAGTATACGATAAGCTCTATGTTGATGAGTCAGGACAGACGCAGTACTTTGTACCAACAGGCATTGTATCTGCGCAGTCTGCCGGAGTATTCCTTGGCGATTACACATTCGGTAAGACCCCGGAGGAAAGAAGCGGAAGTATCACAGACGGAAACCTCTCACTTGTTGAGACCGGTGTATCTGTATACACATACGCTACAAATCATCCTATCAATACTCATTGTATCGTATCTATGATTGGATTACCTACATTCGAGGGTATGGATAGCGTTATGGTTCTCAAAGTTAAGGAGGATTAAGACTTATGATAGCAACGCACTCTATAAAGCATGATGGAGTGTGGTATAAAGTCGGAGACGAGGTACCGGAAAGCAATAGCAATTCGGCGCCTTCTGATTTTATGAACCCACCTGAAACACCATACACAAAAACAGAAATTAACAGAATGTCAACAGCCGACCTAAAGAAGCTTGCGAGCGAAAATGGTATTGAAAACGCCACAGAAATAAATGGCGGTGATTTGAAGAAAATGTTAATTGAAAAATTTGGATTATAAGGAGCTTGGCATGGAATACACCACATTAGAGCGAGTAAAAATAAGACTCAGACAATTTCATATTGATACAGTCACAAACGACGATTATACAACATCTGATGTGGTTGTATTCGATAAAAAGGAAGATAACCCGCTCATTGAACAGCTTATTAAACAGGCTACGGAAGATGTAAAAGCAAAAAGGTGTTATCCGGACACTTTCACTGATGATGATATAACTGCTGATTTAAAGCAGTTTGAGAATGTCGTTATCAATCTTGCCGTCTACGACCATTCGCAAGCCGGTGAGAACTACATGAGCGCATTGAGTGAGGGTGGAGTGAGCCGTACATGGATAGACAGAGATAAGCTGTTTGTCGGAGTATTCCCTTTTGTCAAAGTGCTATAAGCAAAAAGAAGATTGTGCGTTACCATTTTACTGATGTCGGTAAAGTGGTAGCAGGCGGTACACATTAAGTGGTGGCGGGCGGTGTGCCAATTATTAATTATGAAAGGCGGTATATCAATGCCAATAGCAGTAATTATAAGCATTATTTCAGTTGCTTTTTCCGTCTTTTTCGGACTGTTTACCTTAGGACTCAATCTTAAGAACAACAAAAAGTCTGACAACGCAGAACTTACGGAGCGTGTAAAACAAAATACACGTATAAACATGAAACTTGACACAATATCAAGCAACACAACAGAGATAAAGAATGAAGTTACAGAAATGAGAAGAGAACTTAATTCTCACGATAACAGGATTATTAAAGTTGAGGAAAGCGTAAAGTCAGCACACCACCGAATAGACGGATTGGAAGCGCGACTTAACGAAGATAAGGAGGCATAGCAGAATGGATATAACATCAGTATCAACAGTAGTTGCAATCGTTGTAATTACATATCTGATAGGTTTAGGAGCCAAAGCAATCCCACACATTAAGGATAATTATATTCCTATAATCGTAGGTGTTGCGGGTGGCATCTTAGGCGTCATAGGTATGTATGTAATACCGGACTTCCCGGCAAATGACATTCTTGATGCAATAGCAGTAGGAATTGTGTCCGGATTGTCAAGCACAGGTGTTAATCAGATTTATAAACAGGTAAAGAAAAATGCTTGACATCAATAAGCAAGCGATGAAATACGCGCTTCAAGGTCAAACAGTCACTGTTTATGAAAAAGACGAGGACGGAAATCCAAAGTTTTACGAAACGGAGGACGGAGAGAAGATATACTACACGCACGAAGAAACAGGCTTTTCGGAGCCGGTTGATTTTAAGGCAAACATATCGTTTGACGGAGGAGAAGCACAGAACAAAGAATATGGCTTTAATACGGCTGATTTTGACGCTGTTTTGCTGACAGACAGAGGAGAATACCCTTTTAAAAAAGGTGACGTTGTTTGGCTTGATAGTGAGCCCACAAAGGGCGAAAACGGATTAGTTGATTCAACTTCTGCAGACTTTACGATAGTCGGAGTGAAACCCTCTCTCTATTCAGTTAAATACATGCTCAAAGCAGTTGTGAAAGAAGTGTAATTATGAAGATTGACATTTCTCTGACAGAAAAATCTATACAAGATGCGATAGACAAGCTTGAAAAATACAAAGACCGCTTACAGGACAAGTGCATAGCGTTTGTTGGAGAGCTTGCTAGTAATGGCATAGCCGTAGCACGAACAAATACAGGTAATTTCGGGCACTATATTACATTTAGTTACGAAATTAAAGATGCAACAGACGGCTGTACGGCTATTGTGCTTGCCACTGAAACAGGGCAGATACAAAGCACATGGCAAACGGCAGACGGACTTAAGACAGTTGATGTGTCGCCTTTGCTTATGGCTGAATACGGCTCGGGCTGGAAAGCTAAACCTCACTTCAATGATGCAAGAGGCGGTCAAGGAACTTTTCCTGGGCAGACACACGCATTTGACCGTGAAGGATGGTATTGGAGAGATGAAAACGGAGAATTACACCATTCATACGGCATTACACCTACAATGCCGATGTATCGAGCATTTTCAAAAATGGAAAATGACATTATGAAAACGGCACGGAAAATTTTTTAGTTGAGGAGATAAAGTGGCGAGTCAAAATCAATGGGCCTATGACCTTGAAGACCTTACATATGCGATTATGAAAACCCGATGCGAGAAGAAATTGAAAACTAAATATCCCAAACTTAAATTTACACAAGAGGAACAGTCGGACAGTTCAAAGGCAAGTTTCCCGACAGTGCTAGTTCAAGCACTCGAACCTATAGAACAGAATGAAGATTTAGAGCGCGAAAGAATGAATACAGTGTTATTTACAGCACAAGTGACTGTTACAACGAATAAAAGCCGTTCAGAAGCCTTGAATGTGGCGCAGACAGTGGCTGATGAATACAAAGCCATGTCATTCAAGTTAGTTCCAGCCCCATTCGCTAGAAAAAACGGCAAAATATGGACAGCAACATTACGTGCTAGGCGGTCATTCGACTGGAATGATAGATTATAAGAGCTTTTTGGCTCTTATTTTTTTATGAAAAATTAGGAGGTAATACAAATGGCAACAGGTTTAAAAAGTAGAATTGCTTACAAGACACCAACCGCATCCGCCACAAGTGGCGATTATTGGGCTGGAACTTACAAACTCTTACTTAGAGCAAAATCAATTCCCTCACCATTCGGTTCACAGAACATGGTAGATACTTCAACTCTTGAAGATTTAGTGGAGACACAGGAAATGGGCAGACGTTCGGCTGGCTCTATGGAGGTTGAGGGAGCTTTTGAGAAAAAGTACAAAGACGAGATGGTAACTAACGAGGGTAAAAAGCTTGACTTTATCATTCTTTATGGTACAGACGGAAAAGGTTCAGAGGGTATCTGCGCTTTTATCGGTCAGGAGTCATTCGCCCCGGGTGAGGCTTCCGATGACCACTTAACAGGAACTGCGACTGTATCAGTTCAGACGGTGCCTAAGTGGATTGAGGACAACTACGAGGTTGCGGTAACCGAGGATGACCAAGGCTATCCAACAGCAATCACACTCACAAAAAAAGGGTAGACCAGTCATTAAACAGCAAAAGCAAGGCTATAATGGCTGGTCTAAGTGATATAGCCGAGCCAGAACTTGAAGAAACAATATAGTAAGGTAATTGAGGCAGTTTTAATACTGCCTCTTTCCCTATATAAATTAGGGAGAAAGGGAAAGATAAAATGAAAATTAAATTAAACGGAAAAGAATACACAGTTAAATTCGGATACGCACCGGTATATCAAAATAGAATTATCCCAAGAGTTGTAGGAATGGGACAGCAGGGAGATGAGCTTGAAGCGATTGACAACATGCTCGGCTTTTTACCGGAATTTTTACTTGTAGGCTTGCAGAAATTTCATGCCGACGAATTTGGCTTTGAATTTGATGACAAAGAAGCAAAAGAGAAGCAATTGGTAAAGATGTATGATTTACTTGACGATTACCTTGACCCTGAGAATGAAGAGGGCAAAGATATAATGTCACTCTACGATGATTTGACGGCAGAGCTGGAGAAGAACAGTTTTTTATCGAAGCTGTTGGCGAAAGAGGAGCAGACAGCCAAGAAGAAGCCAATCAAGAAGTAAAAGAGCTTACATGGGAAGTGTATTGCAATGAAATCCGTCCATACTGGCTATTGGTAACTAAAGGCTATGGATTTAGCGTTGAGGACATAGATATGTCCTGTCCGGCTGATCTGGAGCCTTATTCAAAGGCTTATATGCTCGAGCAAAAAGAAACCGACTCCAACATGTGGGCTTGGTGGGGCACATACGGATTGAGCGCAACTCTTACAGCTATCGACAGAGCCTTAAATGGCAACAAGGCAAGAGCAAAATACATCGAAAAATCGTTAAATGAGCAATACTCAGAAGATAACGAGCCTAAGTACAAAGAGTCTAATGAGGAAATTGCTGTTTACGAAATGAAACAACGAATTAACGCATTAAGACAGTCAGGATTACCTGAAAGTCCTGATTAATGAGGTGAGAATATGGCATATAAAGGAATTGACGTATCGTCATATCAAGGAAATATTGATTGGAGTAAGGTTAAGTGGGCTGGAGTGCAATTTGCAATCCTCAAAATAATTCGCAAAGACCTTAATCCGGATAAAACCTTTGAGCAAAATTGGAAAGGCTGTACTGATGTAGGAATGCCGATACAAGGCGTTTATAACTACTCATACGCTACAACAGTAGAAAAAGCAAAGACAGACGCAAATAAGGTCATTCAGACACTTGCCGGAAGAAAAACTTTTGTTTGGTTAGATGTTGAAGATAAATGTCAGCAAGGACTCGGACAGACACTTATTGATATTATCAACACATATCAGAGTGTTATCAAAAGTGCCGGGCTTAACTTTGGTGTATACACAGGACTTAGCTTTTACAATCAGTATATTGCGCCATACGCAAATCAGATTAACTGTCCATTTTGGATTGCACGCTATCCATCAACTAAAGGAATGTCTATCGGTGATGAGCCTAACAATGCAAAGAAGCCTGTTATTCAACACTCTCTGTATGGCTGGCAGTATTCGAGCGCATTTACCTGTAGCGGTCTGAATAACAGTACAGACGCTAACTTACTCTATATTGAGCTTGATAAGGGTGACGGAATAGAGAATAGTTCAGCGCCAACGGCAACTCCGGTAAAAAATAACGCTTGGAAAGGCAACGAGGAGTATTACCTCAATAATGAAGATGTAAGGAAATGGCAACATGCCATGAACATCGGATTTGACACAGACGAGCTTAAGGAAGATAGCAAGTTCGGAGCTGATTCACAGAGATTTGCTAAAAATCACAATTTGTGGAGCGGTCAGAGGCATAACTGCCCGACAGCCATTAAGTGGTTAAGAAAAACTCTGCATGACAAGTATCATTTTTACAAGCTTGATACTGATTACGGCAAGTGGACGGACTATCTCACTAAATGCGTCAAAGTATTCCAAAAGAATAGGGGACTTAAGCAAGACGGATATGTTGGATTGATTACAACATACTATCTGCTCAAAGGATAAATACATGAGAGCTACTTTAGGGTAGCTCTTTTTTATTACAGGGAGGTGAGAAAATGGCAGAGAGCATTGAGCTTCAAATCAAGTCGGACGCGCAACAAGCGACTAAAGCCATAGGCAATTTACAAAGTAAGTTGCAAGGGCTTGGAACTACTCTCAATTCCCTCAATGGTGCAAGCATAAGCAATTTTGCGAGTGGAATGTCACAACTTGCAACATCACTTAAAAGCGTGAGCAGTATTGACACACGTACCTTTAGCAAGATTGCGACTAACATGGAGAAGCTAGGCAACCTTGATACCGCAAGACTTGTCAGCTCGGCAAGTGCTTTAAAGAGCATGGCAACAGAATTGTCGGGTTTTGCGAATATCTCAAAGCAATCAGCAGAGATTACACAATTAACAGCTTCAATCTCAAAGCTCGGTTCAAAATCAGCCGGTTATGCTGCAGAAAACATCAAAAACCTTGGCAGTGCCTTGAAAGAGGTAATGACAACATTATCTAGCGCACCGAGAGTTAGCAATAACATTATTCAAATGACTAATGCACTTGCTAATCTGTCACAGCAAGGCTCGAAAGTCGGCTCGGCTAGTAGGTCACTTGTAACAGGCTTTTCAAACACAACTAAGTCGATTAAGAGTACAAGAAGCGGATTTAGGGGCTTGGCTTCGACTATCGGTAAGTTTTACGCAACTTATTGGATGGTTATGCGAGCTGTCGGAAAGCTAGGCAATGCGGTTGATTTAGCGAGTCAATTAACAGAGGTTCAGAACGTAGTAGATACCACGTTTGGCGATATGGCAAGCAAGGTTGATGATTTCACAAAAACATCAATTCAAGACTTTGGAATGTCAGAGCTGACAGTTAAGCAAATATCAAGCCGTTTCCAAGCGTTAGGCACTTCTGTAGGTATTACATCACAGCAAGTGGCAAATGGTACGGCAGTGGCAAATAAAGCTCTTATGAGCCAAAATAACACGCTATACAAGACTACAGACAGTATGGCTGATATGTCACTTAATCTCACAAAGTTAGCTGGCGATATGGCTTCATTCTACGATGTAGACCAAGCTGATGTTGCAAAGAGCTTACAATCCATTTTTACAGGAACAATTGCACCATTAAGGAGATATGGACTTGATTTAACACAAGCCACACTTTCAGAGTGGGCTATGAAAAACGGACTTGACGCAAATATCAAGTCAATGACGCAAGCTGAAAAGGTATTGCTAAGATATAATTATGTCATGGCAAATACGCAAGCTGCACAAGGAGACTTCGCCAAGACAGCCGATAAACGAAACGTTAGTTTCATGTGTCGCGCAGCATAGTAATGTGCTGATGAAAAATCGAGCAAAGTCGGTGAAAACTAAGTTGATTTAGACAACATACTTTGATATAATATGTTTGAGGTGATTTAATGAGAACGTATTATATCTATAAGGCTACAAATAAAGTAAACGGAAAATTATATATCGGACAAACAGTAAACTATCACGCTAGGGTTCAACAACATTTAAGGTGTTCGCCAAAAGAGGATTGCTTATTTCACAGGGCAATTGAAGAATATGGCAAAGACAACTTTGAATGGGAAGTGATTGATAAATGCAATAGTTCACAGAAAGCATTGCAACTTGAAAGATTTTATATATCTTTGTATAACACATACAGAGATGGATATAATGAGAATAAAGGCGGTGTCGGTGGACACAATGCAAGAGCTGTCGTAAGGCTAGATAAAGACGGAACATTCATAGAAAGATACGATAGCGCGATGGAAGCCGACAAATATGGCTTTGGTAATGTTGATGTATTGCTATGTTGCAAGAATAAAATGCTGACATGTAAAGGCTATCAATTCATGTTTGAAGATGAATATAAAGCTAATGGAGCTAAGACATATGTAAAGCCAAAACCTATCAATCAGAGAAAAGTTATTCAATGTGATCTAAAAGGCAATTATATCAAAGAATTTGATAGCATAGCACAGGCTTCAACCGAAACAGGAACAAACAGGACAACACTGATAGCGGCATTGAAACATCGTTATAAAAATGCCAATGGATATATCTTTGTCTATGAAGAAGATTTTCCGATAAAGGATTTGAGCATGTATACTAAACTTAAAAAGGGTAGAAAAATAGCTCAAATTGATATAAAAACAAATAAAGTAGTCAAAGAGTATGACAGAATATCTGACGCTGGCAAAGCGTTGGGAGTCAATTACAAAGCTATACACAAAGTAGTTGATAAACCCGACAGGACAGCATACGGATATAAATGGATAAGTCAATAAGTCAATACCGAGGTAATCAATCAGATAGCGAAAGGCTGATTGACACCGTAACGCGTAGGAAGTGAATAAATATAATCTTCCCAAGAGTGCTCGACAACCATAAGACGTAGAAATGCGTCTTATTTTTGTGGTTGAAAATGTACGCTGAACTTATAGGAAACTATAAGAAGTAGAGGATAAAAAGCCTTTACGATAACAAATTGACATGGGCGAATAGCGTAAGAGTCCTCAAGCAAGAGTTCCAAGCATGGGGCAGCATCATAGGCAGCGTAGTAATAAATGCCCTAAAGCCGTTTGTTCAAGCCTTAAACAAGGTAATGCTTAAGGTTATCAGCTTCACAAGAACTGTAGCTGACGCACTCGGAGCAATCTTCGGCTGGACTATTGAAATAAGTGGCCGTGGAAGTACTGTTGACGGCATGGAGGACATAGCTGGTGGAGTTGGCAATATTGGTGACAGTGCCGATAAGTCGAATAAGAAAGCACAAAAACTGAAAAAGACACTGCTTAGCATAGACGAGATACACGCGCTTGACGATAACAGCGATAGTGGCAGTGGTGGTGGCTCGGGCAGTGGCGGTTCCGGTGGCGGTGGAGCTGGCAGTGGTGTTGATAGCTCACTGAAAAAGACGGATGGACTGCTTGAAAAATACAAATCATCAATCAAAGACCTTTACTCACTCGGAAAGTACATCGGTGACGCTCTTGCGAGTGCTATGGAGAGCATTGATTGGCAGAAGATTTATCGAAAAGCTGACAATTTTGGAAAAGGACTTGCAGACTTCCTCAATGGTTTAATCAGCCCAAGACTCTTTTATGATTTGGGCGCAACAATAGCCGGTTCACTGAACACAGCTTTACATTTTCTCAATTCATTCGGCACAACATTCGACTGGACTAATTTTGGCTTGTCGATTGCTAACGGCATTAATGGATTCTTTGAGAACTTTGATTTTGCGTTATTGGCAAAAACTATTAACGCATGGGTGCAAGGAATATACGCCATGCTAACTACGGCAATTAAAAATGTGTCGTGGAAAGATGTACTCAAAGGCATTACGGACTTTTTAAGCAATTTGGATATTAAAACTGTTGAGATAATAGTTGGCACATTGCTGATAAAAAAGATAATTTCGTTAAAATTAGGTTCAGTGGCGCTTGCTTTTATTGGAAAATCATTATCGAAAGCAATAGCAGAAGCGATTGCTTCAAAAATTGGATTTGAGCTTGTAGAGGGAGCCGGCATTGGAACGGCAATAATGCAAGCATTTAAAACGATTTTCGCCTCATTGTCAACAAACCTCGGACTACTTATAGAAGGACTATTCAGTGGTTTAAGTTTGGGTGATGCAATAACGGCCGCATTCGGAACAGGGGCAGTAGACCTATTAGCAACAATAGGTTCTGCTTTTTCAGCAATAGCCGGAACGATTTTATCTATTGTAAATTTCGTCAAAATGCTAAAAGACGGATTTAGTTGGATAAATGAAATTCTAATGGTGATAGGCGTTGCATTAGCTACAGTCGGAGCAATATTAGCTGGTGTGGCAGCATTGCCAGCGGTAATTGTTGGAGCAATAGTGGCAGCAGTATCAACAATCGTTGTTTTAGTAAAAGATAATTGGAACACAATTTGTGAACTATTTTCAACGGTTGGCGAATGGTTCGATAGAAATGTCATTAAGCCTGTAGTTTCGTTTTTTAAGGATATGTGGAAAACCATAAGTGGCTTTTTCGGGTCTCTGTGGAATAGCATAGTAACTGTGTGGCAAGGAGCTTCGAAATGGTTCAGTTCCACAGTAATTGAACCGATAGTTGGCTTTTTTAAAGGCTTTGCTACACGAGCACAACAGATTTTTCAAGGTATTTGGATAATAATTCAAGCAATTTGGATAGTAGCTTCGGGGTGGTTCAATAATAATGTAATCACTCCAATTTCAAATCTGTTTAATTTTTTAAAAACGTTTATACAGACAACGATACAGACAGCAAAAGATTTTGTATTTTCAACATGGCAAGGGGTGGCAAGTTGGTTTAGCGGTACAGTAATACAACCGATTTCAAACTTTTTTAATATGTTGAAAGCTGGTATAACATCGGCACTTAGCACAGCAAAGAACTTTGTTATATCTACTTGGCAAAGCGTGGCGGGTTGGTTTAATGGCAATGTTATTTCGCCTATCACAAACTGCTTTAATATTATGAAAAACGGAATTACAAGCGCATTTAATTATGTGTGGAGTTCGATAAAAGGCGGTGTTACAGGAGCTATGAACTACGTTATTTCTAAAATAGAGAATGGTGTTAATTTTGTTGTCAGTGGAATTAACTCTTTATTAAGAGGATTTAACAAAGTTGTTTCTATGGCTGCTAAGGTGGCTGGTGCAAATTGGAACGGAGTATCGTTAGTCCCGAAAGTACATATTCCAAGGCTCGCTAGTGGTGGAATTTTCCCAAGGGGAGAGGACGGCATGGCTTTTATTAATCACAATGAGTTAGTCGGTAAATTCTCAAATGGTAGAAATGTAGTTGCAAACAATCAACAGATTACAGAGGGAATTAAACAGGCTGTCATGGAGGGCATGGCACAAGTAATGATGAACTCTAACACTGGTGGAAATTCTGCACCTATCATTGAAAACGTGTTCAAATGCGACAGCGAAACGCTCTATCGCATGACACAGGTAGGTAAAGCAAAGCACGGGCAACGATATATTGTAGCAAATGAATTTGGCTAAGACACTCACCCTTGCGTGGGTGTCTTTTTGCGAGGTAACAATATGGCAATGATGTTAGTAGACGGAGTGGAATTACCTACTCCATCAAGCTTTGAATGGGGCTTGATTGATGTGTCTGCAAGCGATAGTGGACGTACACAGGACGGCAAAATGCACAAGAATAGAATAGCGCAGAAACGGCAACTTAAATTGTCGTGGAATGGTACAGACAAGGCTAGGACAGCAAAGATACTTCAAATGGTGAACCCCGAATATATCAGAGTGACATATCCTGACGCTATGAGCGAAACTAATGAAACACGTACATTCTATGTGGGTGACAGAACCGCACCTATCAAGATATGGACTGTTGGCAATAAGAGGTATGAGGTATTAAGCTTTCCTCTCATAGAAGAATAAGGCGGTGATTAAATGCTAAACGTATCAGCTAAATGGCAAAGGGCAGTAATGCTCGATAATGACATAAACGTAAATTGTTTTGCTGACATAGTTACGGCAAGTGGCGAGAAAATCCCTATTAGTGATAGTGAGCTGTGGGCGAATGGCTTCGAAGTTAATGACTCAACATCAAGCAATGGTACTTTCACAATCGGGGCTTTGATTGCCGGGAAACTGAAAATTAAGCTGAATAACATTTATGAAGATTACAGTAAGTATGATTTTGATAAGGCAAGCGTAACAGCATATGTTTCAAAAAGCTTTTCTGACGGCACAACCGAAAAATTAAAAATCGGTGAGTACAGAGTCAGCGAGACAAGCTATGACGGCTCGCTTATAACACTTACTTGCCTTGACAATATTAATAATTTCAATCGTGAGTATGACAGCAATTTAAGCTACCCTACAACAGCATATGAGGTAGTTAGAGACGCTTGTATCAAGTGTGATGTACCTTTTACTATGGCAAGATTTGATAACTCTGATTACGTGATTAACGAGATACCGAGTGATAATCAAAAACTCACATATGGACAGGTAATAGCCTACATCCTACAGTTAAGTGGATTATGGGGCAAGTGCGGTCACGATGGTGAATTGCTTATCGGTTGGTATGATATGAGTCAGTTTGACAGCCGAAGCTACAATGGTGGAACTTTTAACACAAAAACTACACCATACTCTGACGGAGATGCACTGAATGGTGGAAATTTCACCGACTATTCAAGTGGAGATATCGCTGATGGTGGAACATTCACGGAGGCGAGAAATTACCACAACATTTATACGCAAAAAGACTTGAATGTTGCGACCGATGATGTTGTTATCGCTGGGGTAAAGGTGACTGTAACCTCAAAAGAGGATAAGACAAAAGATGCTAATGCGCTTGCCGGAAAAGAGGGGTATGTAGTCTCAATCTCCGATAATCCGTTTATTTCGGCAGACAAGGCACAGACAGTTGCAAATTATATCTTCAAGAAAATCGGTGGCATGAGGTTCAGACCTCTTGACGCTACACTCTTGTCAAACCCACTGATTGAGAGCGGAGATGTGGCATTTGTGACAGACCGCAAACAGAATACCTATAGCTGTTTTATCTCCAACCGAACGTTTACAGTTGGAAGCGGTACTAAAATTTCGTGTGACGCTGAAAATGCTTCAAGGAATAGTGCTGATAAATTCAGTAATGAGACAAAGGCTATTGTACAGGCTAGGAAAGTTGCACAGGCACAACTAAGCGTATATGACAAGCAAATGCAAATGCTGACACAGCTAATGTCTCAATCGATCGGACTCTTTAAGACTGAACAGGTACAAGAGGATGGCTCGATTATTTATATTATGCACAATAAAGCTGACCTCAATTCAAGCAATATACAGTGGAAAATGACAGCTAACGGCATGGCTGTATCAAATGATTACGGCAAGACCTGGAAAGCCGGAATTGATAAAGACGGAAACGCTGTTTTCAATATTATGTCGGCTATCGGCATTAATTTTGACTGGGCGCATGGAGGCACGCTTACCCTTGGTGGAGAAAACAACGTTGACGGAAAGCAATATGTGAAAGATTCAAAAGGCAACATATTGATTACCCTTGATAACAGAGGAATTACTCTTGCCAGTGGAGTAAAAATCTCTTGGAACAACATCTCCAATCAGCCGAGCATACCAAGTAAAACAAGTGATTTAACAAACGACAGCAACTATGCCACAACAGATCAGATACCAACCGACAACAAACAGCTGGCTAATGGAGCCGGGTATCAGACTTCTCGCCAAGTCACACAGATTACAAAAAATACTGTCACGACTGAATATGTAAATGCCTTGGAAGTTAAAGCTGGAAGTGTGGATGCTGAAAATATTACCGGAACGACAATAACCGGTAAAGATATTGTTGGTGGTACAATAGATATTGGTAATGGAGTGTTTGCGGCTGATAGTAGCGGAAAAGTAACTGCTTCAAACTTTAATATGTCCGGTGGAAGTATTTCGCTGAACGGAAATCTAAGCAATTCAACGATTGATTTAAAAGCTACCGACAATTCAGGAAACAATTATGAACTTTGGATGAATGGCGCTGTTTTGCGAATTGTCAAAAACGGCGAGAACCTGATTACACTCTATGGAACTACAGGCTCTATAGGTGCGCAAACAATATATGCTCAAGAGGTGGGCTCTGATAAATTTAGAGAACCTAACAGAGGATACGCGATGTGTGGTGATACAACAAGAAATACATACCATTGCGGTTGGAATGGCAGTGCCTTGAGTTTCCAGGTTAATACTACTTGGGTATGGAGTTCTTCGGATAAGCGCTTAAAAAAGAACATTAAAGCAATTAACCAAGATTATATCGATGCAGTGAGTTCGGTTGATTTATTCCAATACAATCTTAATAGGCAAGGATATTCAGACAAACCGCTATATTTTGGTGCAATGGCGCAGGATATAATCGAGAACCTTAAAGATAAAGGACATGTCGATGAAAATCTTGATATGATTTCCCAAAACAAAGCAACGTCGGATGACGATACGCTATACTATGGCATGAACTATGAGCAATTCCTAATATTAAGGCTTGCCGGAGACGAGCAAAAGATTGATAAAATGCAAAAACACATAGATGAATTGGAAGATAAGTTTTCAAGGTTGTGTCAGAAATTAGGCATTGATGAAAGCGAGGTGTAACTTATGGCAATTCAAATGAGACGAGGGGCATACGCACAGTTTGACCCCTTAAAAATGAGAGCTGGAGAATGGGCAGTATCGACCGACAGCGATACATTAAAACAACAAATCTGGATGTGTTTCGCACCGGGAGTTGTGAAACGAATAGGTACCATTGAGGATTTTGACGTTGAAATCAAAATCCTTTTTCAATCTTATATGGACGATATATCTAATTCTGTCAATGTGGCTAGGGGATATGCGGAAACAGCATCATCAAAAGCGGCATCAGCATCTGCATCCGCCACAAATGCCAAAACAAGCGAGACGAATGCGGCTAACTCAAAAAAGACAGCGCAAAGCTATGCCGTGGGCGGAACAAATAGCAGAACTGGCGAAGATACCGATAATGCAAAGTATTACAGTCAACAGGCAAGTACATCAAAGACTGCCGCCGCAACATCTGCCGCAAATGCCAAAACAAGCGAGACAAATGCTAAGAATAAAGCTGACAGCGCATCAACTTCTGCTACTAATGCTGCCAAATCAGAAAGCAATGCTAAGGTATACGCTACCGCAGCTACAACTAAAGCATCAGAAGCATCAACTTCTGCTACAACAGCGGCTACAAAAGCAAATGAAGCTAAAGCATCGGCAACATCAGCTTCGACCTCTGCTACTAATGCTAAAGCTAGCGAGAATAAGGCTAAAGAGTATGAGCAGTCAGCATATTCTACTATTGCAACAATAAAAGAAGCAGCAGAAGCAACAAGACTCAATAAGGAAGCGGCTGCGCGGTCAGAAGCAAATGCAAAAGCAAGTGAAAATCAAGCATTGTCTTACAAAAATAGTGCTTCTGCCAGTGAACAGGCGAGCAAGACTAGCGAGACCAACGCTAAGACTTATGCCGGCAATGCAAGCACAAGCGCCACCAGTGCATCTACAAGTGCTAGTGAAGCGAGTAAAAGCAAAGCTTCTGCTTCTGCTTCGGCAAGTCAAGCCAAGGCTTCTGAAACTAACGCTAAAGCCAGTGAGACTAACTCTGCAAAGAGCGAGTCAGAAGCGCAAAAGTACGCAGAACAAGCCAAGGAAATATCAGAAAGCCTTAGCGGAGCATTAAGACCCCTAGGAACTATTAATTTTGCTAAATTGCCAAGCACAGCAGACGCTAGTTCGGGAGATATGTATAATATAACAGACCAATTTACCACAAACGATGATTTTAAAGAGGGGGCTGGTAATATAATTCCTGCTGGAAGTAATGTATATCTGACCATTGACAGATATTGGGATGTATTAGCTGGTACACCTGTTACTGGCGTCAAGGGAAACTCTGAAAGTTCATATCGGAGAGGAAATGTCAATATTACTCCCGCAAACATAGGCGCACTGTCAACAACTGGCGAAGCTTCAAACACAACAGTAAAATTTACCGAATCAACATCACGAACAAAACCAACAACCGGCGAAAAAATATCAAGCATAGTCGGGAAAATCGTTAAATTTTTAAGTGACTTAAAAACCGTTGCTTTTACCGGCTCATACAACGATTTATCAAATAAGCCCCTTTCTCTTCCAGCTAATGGTGGAAATGCATCAACAGTTAATGGTCATACTGTGAATGCAGATGTTCCAAGCGGAGCAAAGTTTACGGACACGCACGTTACAGTCACAGATAATCTTACGAGCACATCCACCGCAAACGCACTGTCGGCAAATCAAGGAAGAATATTAAAAAATGGGCTGGATGAAGCAAACCAGAGTTTAGGTAATTTAAAGACAGATTTTAATAAATTAAATAGCATAAAAATCAATGCTGGCAGCATAGTAAAAGAAGCAAAATCAGGTCAAAATTCATTTGTGTTATTCACCTTGGAAGAAATCAAAAAAATATTTAATTCACAAAATGTCACTGCTAATCATATTGCTATATCAATATGTAATGGTGACGGAAATGCTTTTCCTTTTCACTTAGAATCTGTAACTGTAGTAAATAATAATTGGTATGTAGTTTTTAAAGATATACTAAAAATTAATATGAATTGTAGAGTTCAATATGTAATATTTTATTGGGGGAAATAATTATGTAGTAACGTATTCACCACTCATAACAATTGTATATTTACCTGTTCCACCTTGATTTACAATATAACCATTTGAATCGCTATAGCACGGGACATAACTACCAGTGCCTTTAAATGCCGAAAAAGCATGACAAGTTGTTTGTTTCATAGGATATTTATCAATTTTAACTTTCCATGCTCCATCATTAGAATTTGCTATTGTAACTCGCATTACAAAATAAACAAGTTTTCCTATCTTATAAACTTCCATGTAAAACCCATTATTTTGTAAAGCAATTGAACCAGAAAAACTTACATAATTACCTGGTGTAGTCGCAATATAATAATCAATACCTAAATTATCAACATTAGTTTTTAAACCACTTAAACTCTGGTTTAGCGAATTATGCCACAAATAGGATTTTGCGATATTTCTTTGCAATCCCTATTGTCAATATTCGACATAATAAAACACTTTAAAGTGCTACAGTAATGATGTTCTCAAAACGAGAACTCTTCAAGTTTCGGTAGGGCGGTGGATTTTTCTGCCGTCCTTATTGACGTTTAAGAACAAATGTTCTATAATTGATGTATCGGAGGTGGCATTGTATGGAATATAAGGATGAAATAATTAAAATGATTGAGAATGTGGAAGATAAAGACCTGTTACTGTACTTGTACATATTTATTAAAGGAAAAATAGAGGCAGAGTAAAAACTCTGCCTTGTGGTTATATTTTCTTTTCCCAAACGTTACCGCACTTTGAACACACAAATTTTGTTTTGCCGCTCTTGCCTTTAATTCCGGTAGCAGTACCAACAACGGCACCGACAGGTCCGAAGAGACCACCTACTGTGTTACCAACAAGTGCTTTGCCGAATGAAAATTTTTTCTTGGTATCAACAGGTATGCCAACGCCATCACAACCCCATTTAGGACATTTAACAGTTTTACTCATAATAAAATACCACCTTTCTTATTAATTTGATTTATTTTGAGTATTTTCATACATCATATCTATTAAATTCATAATATTTTCTTGCTCTTTATCCGACAATTTAGATAATTTCAACGCGTAGTCCTTGATTCTACTATCCATGTTCGACAGAGCCAAGTCTTTTGTTGCCTCTTCAACAACTGAATGGTGCTCTTTTCCGGTAACTAAATAATCAAGCGAACAGTCAAGGCATTCTGCAATTTTTACCAGCTTAAACAATTTTGGACAGCTTTTCCCCTTTTTCCAATCCGAAAAAGTACTTTTAGGGAAACCGCCATATTTAGCCACTTCTGAATCATTTAACCCTTTTGAGTCTCTTAATTTACAATATCTTTCGTACATAGAAAATCTCCTTTAAAAAAAGTTGTGATTTCTCAACATTTGGGGTTGACAAATAAGACTTCCTAATGTAGAATGGAAAAAGAAGTTAGGAAATCTCAACTCAATAAAAAATAAAATTGAGAAAATAATATTATGTTTCTGGACAATTCATAGTATACACGATTTTCTAATTTTATCAAGACATAGTTAGGATTTTTGAACTAAAAAACAAAAGCTGTTAGCGTACTACCACCAACAGCCGTTGCCTTATTTTTTACACCACATACATTTTGCAGTCTTTCGACGCACTGTGTAGTACCAATGCTTCTTTAAATGTTCCGTCACTTATGCAGTTTAAGTTCAGCAGTCTAGTTGCCATTAGCTGACGGATTGAGAGGAGTATCTAGCGTAGCACGGCATATTACCGGATATGCCAGCCATGATTTTTTATCGAGCTTTACTGCCCAAAATGCGCTACACCGATTGCTACATTTTAAATGCGACCTCGCAAATATGGAACAGGCAAAATCAAAATTGCTTTCAAGGTTTTTACCTCCTAGCGTATTTTGCCTAATATGGCGCTTTTTATTGTAACGGATTTCCTAACTATTGTCAAGAAAGGAGATGGGAAATTGAACAAGAAAAAACGACAGGCGAGCTTTAAAAAACTTGATACGCTCATAAAAGCTAGAAACGTTTCGTTTTACAAACTGTCAGAAGAACTCGGAATGGCGCGAAGTACTTTTTCGGATTGGAAGTCGGGAAAATCAATGCCAAAAACAGACAAGCTAATTAAGATTGCTAATTATTTTGGCGTAGAAGTTTCTTATTTTATTGAGTAGAAAGAAAGGAGTAGGAATGGCAGAAATCACAAGAGAAGCTATCAAAAATGAAATGACAAAAACAGTAGAGGGAATTTGTTTCTATGAAAGGCTTCACCGCAACAGACAGGATATAGGTGAATTAATTTCTGACATGGCAGCGTTAATTGCTCAACATAACTTATCCGTTTTAGAAGTCAAAGGGTTTTTAGATTATATGAAGATTATTCTTGACAGTTCTTCATATCTTCAAATTCAGAAATAGTCCTAATACAAATGAGGAGATTATAGCACAGAAAGGAGAAAACATGAACGATTTACAAATTTTCAACAATGAAGAGTTCGGAGAAGTCCGAACGGCAGTAGTAAATGATGAACCTATGTTTTGCTTAATTGATATTTGCAAGGCGTTGGAAATTAAAAATGCTACAGATGTAGCAAAGAGATTAGATGAAGATGAACGCACTAGATTAAATCTAGGGCGTCAAGGAGAGACAAATTTCATAACAGAAAGCGGCTTGTATGCGGTTATCTTAAGAAGCGACAAGCCGAACGCAAAGAAGTTTCGTAAATGGGTGACAAGCGAAGTGCTACCAACAATCAGAAAAACAGGCAGTTACAACAAGCCAATGTCGACCGCAGAGAAAATTAAGTTGCTTGCACAGGGCAATGAAGAACTTAATGAGCGTGTTGAAAAGGTTGAGGACAAGTTAGATAGCCTTGAAAATGATATGCCGTTATATGGTTGTGAAATCGAGGAATTGAAAAATCACATAAGTCGCAGGGCAATCAGCATTCTTGATGGTAAGAATAGCGAAGCATATAAAGACGCAAGTATCAGAGGCACTGTATACAAAGATATTTACAAACAGTTGAAGCGTGAATACGGCTATGCTTCATCGTACAAGAGTCTTAAGCGTAAGTATCTTGCTGACGCTCACGAATTTGTTGATTGTTATGCAGCGCCAACTTATTTACAGGAACAGATAACAGACGCAAACGCACAGCAGAGTTTTGCATAGCGAGGTAATTGTATGAGAAAAAGAACTTTAAAAGAGAAATTCTATACAGGCTGTGGCTATTCGATTTTCGGAGCATTAGCATTTGCATTTTTCCTTGGATTATCGGTGGCATACGGAATTAAGACAGCGAGTATTATCGTTGGAGCAATCGTGACAGTATTTTGGCTGATACTGATTGCAATATGTCTCATAGAGGAGGGCGAACCGCATGAGAAAAAGAAAACTGATGTTGATGTTATTAATTTCAACAATTGGAATTATGACCTTAAAGCCAACAGTGAAAGCAGATAGCAAAGTTGAGCTGACAGCCGGTGTTGCTTCCTATTTAAATAGCGTAATGCTAGGAAAGATTGAGCCGACAGTAGTTGAGAATGAGCCGGTTGTAGTTGAGCAGAGCTATAAAAAGCCAACAGTTCCAACTTGCAGTAAGAAATACAGTTGTAGCCGGTTTAAGAAACTAGGGCGAGTCCGATACGGCGATTACACTTATACGTGGTACTCACAGAGAGTGTTGCCTGGAGGTGGGCTTAATATACCGGGCAGGCATCTAAACGAATATGGACTTGTTGTAGATGAAAAAGAGTATGTAGTAATTGCGAGTGATGATTTACCACACGGAACTGTGGTTGATACTCCTGCTGGCATACAAGGAATTGTATATGACGAAGGGAGCGGAAATGGAAACCTTGACATCTACTGCGATTGGTAGCCAATTGAAACGTCAGAGTGCTAACGATTACCTACAAGAACTATATCGAGCTAAACGGCACAAAGACAAATCGTTTGACTTTCAAGCGTTACTAGATAAAGAAATGGAGAAACTGAATGAGCGACAATGTAAGACGAATTAAGTTAGGCGATACGAGATACAAACTCAAACCACTGACTAGAGAGCAGAAGCTATTGCTCGACAAGGCTCATTACGTGGCAAGTGAGTGGCTTTTTGTGTCTGAGTCAGACTCATACCTAAGAGTAGTTAAAAAATCAAGCCTACACGGAAATTTGATTTTAAAAACCATAAACAAATAGAAAGAGGGGAAACGCAATGAAAATTACACACATTTTTGCGCAGAATTTTTGTAAATTCTACGGCAAAAACACATTAGACACAGATTTTTCAATGAAAACTGTGTTATCCGGTCAGAATGAAGTCGGCAAATCAACAGTTAAGAGAATCATCCTTGATGTGCTGAATTGCCATGACGAGAACGACAGAGAGATTACAGGCATAAGACCGCATGATGAAAACGGAGTCGAGATTGACGATGTTGACATCGTAAGAGTTGTTACCTTTGAGATTGACGGAAAAGCAAAGACTCTGAAAAAGGTTACAAGGCAGAAACGCAACAAAAAGGGCGAGATTACAGGCAGTGTTACTGATTACTCAATCAATGATGTGCCATATAAAATGGCTGACTACAATCAGTACATCAATGACAACATGGCAGAGCTTGGAGTATTACCATTTTGTCTAAATGCTATGACATTACTTAATAAGTCACAGGCGGAGCAGAGATTAGCACTTGCAAGCTATTTTGGTACACGTACTGATGAAGAAATCTGCGATATGTTTCCGCAGTTTGCCGAACTTAAGCCGATGCTTGACGATGGGGATGTAGACCAGCTTAAAAAAGTATGTCGTGGCAAGCTGAACGGCGCAGGCGGTAGGAATGGCTCAAAAGGACTTGTCAAGGAAAGAGACGAAATCTCAACAAGAATCGATACAATTCATTCCACCAATGAGTATACAGACCTTGCAGAACTTGAATTGCAGAAGAAAACCTACGAGCCACAGCTTAAGGAGATTGAAGATAAGCTGTCCGACTACAATAAGATTTTAGAGGACAAACAGAAAGCCACAGAGAATGTTATGAACCTTAAATTTGAGCTTTCAGACATGGAGAGAAAAGCCAATGCTGACAATCAGAAAAAGCGTATGGAGCTGCAGTCACAGATTGATGATTTCCATGCTTCAATTCACAAGGCAGAGTCGATGATAAGAGCTGGAAAAGCTAGCATTAAAACCTCTGAAAGAGAGATTGAAGATTGCACAAGAGACTTAGAAAAGGTACGCACCGACTGGAAAAAGGCAAAGGAGCTTGCCTTTGATGAAAGTAGTGTTAATTGCCCGATGTGCGGTCAGAAGTTGCCGGAAGATAAAATAGAGAGCATGAGAGCTGAATTTGACGAGCGAAAAGCAAAGAACCTTAAAAAACTTGAAGATAAAGGCAATATGCTATCAAGTGCTAGCAAGGAGCTTAAACAGGCTATTGAGGATAAGAAGAAAGAAATAGCTGACCTCGAAGCAGAACTTAAGGAACTGACAGAAAAGTGTGACATCGTTGCTAAAGAGCTTGGAAAAGTGCCTACTGATGTTGATATGACAGATAACAGTGAGTATCAGGCACTTAAAGCTAAAATCGAGGAAAAAGAGAAAGCTCTTGCCGATGAAAATGATACGTCAGAGCTTATCAGAAAACTTAAAAACGAGCGAAACGAACTGTTAAGGCAAGTTTCATCGGTTGACACAAAGATTGAACTTGGTGTGGCGAATAACAAGCGTATAGACGATAGCATAGCCGACCTTGAAGATAAGAGAAAAGACCTCAATCAACAGATTGCTGATTGGGAGAGAAAACTTGACTTGTTGAAAGAGTTTACTCGTAAGAAGAACGAGCTTTTACAGGCTGATGTAAATAAGTACTTGGGTTTTGCTACGGCAAAGCTTTTCAGACCGCTCTTAAATGGTGATACCGAGGAGTACTGCGACTTTGTTTACAACGGCGAAGCATATGCAAGAAATCTCAATCATGGTGCAAGGATGCTGACAGAAGTTGACATATGCCGAGCTTTTCAGAGAGTGGCAAGCGTTAATTTCCCAATTATTATTGATGATACGGAGAGCGTTGACGATTGGAGAATACCACAGATTGATAACCAGCTAATCTTGTTAAAGCATACACAGGACAAAGAGCTTGTGATTGAGGCGGTGTGATATGAAATTATACTTTTACAATTTAGATACTTATGGCAGAAACCCTAAAGGTTTATACGTTGAGGAATGTGAAGCGGAAGAGAGGCCCAAGACATACAAGGCTGTTGATGGAGTTTTTCCAAACGGCTATGGCGCGGTAAGGAAAGATGATGTTGGGCGAATAACTGATTTTGACCGCATGTTTCTTACAGAACCTAACTTTGAATATGCAAAAGAGCTGTTCCGAAACAGGGCTGAAAGAGAAATTGAAAAACTTAAAACTGAATTAAAAATAATAAATGAAAGTGAGGAATAATATGAATGATAGATATATCGTAGAGCGCGAATTTGAACACGCTGGATATAAATGTGTCGTTACATTCAACGCGATGGGGCATAGATGCGGATATGTAGGCATTCCTAAAAACCACCCTTTATATGGTAAAGAGTATTCAGACTATCTTGAAATCAAGAAGGCTGATGTCGGAGACCGAAAAATAAGCGGTATTTTTCCTTTGTTGCTTGCTTGCCTTGATAAAGACGAAAGAATACGAATTGAAGCATATTTTCAATGCCACGGCGGTATTACATTTTCTGATGGTGGAGAAAATTCAAACTATCCAATAGAAAGTGATTTATGGTGGTTTGGTTTTGACTGCACACATTGTGACGATGCAAAAGAACTTAGACTTGCTTACGAGAGATTTCCTAATTACAGAGAGAGCCTTGCTATGCAGATTGAGTGCGAAGATAGATTTCATATTGATGGGTTGACAGTCCGCACAGAGGAATATGTTGCGGAAGAGTGTAAGAAGTTAGCGGAGCAGTTAAAAGAGTTTGAATAGAAAGTGAGAGATAATATGAAACTTTATTTTTATGGGTTAGATACAGGCGGATACGGCAGAGAGCCTAGAAAAATATCTTGTATTGAATGTGAAGCAGAAGAAAAGCCAAAGACTTATATGCCAATTAACGGTAGTAGATTTCCCAATTATATATGTCGATTAAGAAAAGATGATATAGGACATTTTATTGACGATTATTCAAATCTTGTGGCTTTTACAGAGCCTAGTTTTGAGCGCGCAAAAGAAATGTTTAAGAACAGAGAAAAGGCTAGGGTCGAAAACGCAAAAAGGGAATTAGACCGGTTGGAAAATGTATTAAGAGTAATCGAGGAAAGTGAGGAAAAATAAATGATTAGAGCAAAAGGCGGAGAAGTTACAGTTAGCGGTATAAAAAGCCATGTTGTGGCAGAGGCAGTTGCTGTTTTACGTGTGCTTAAAGAGGAACTTTCAGAGGAAGAGTACAAAATGGTAATTAGATTTGCTGATAAAAGCGAGGAACAGGTGAAAGATGAAGCCGAGATAGCAAGAGAAATGCTCAAAAAATTACTTGGATTATAGGAGGAATAGAAATGAGTATTAAGAAGAGAAATTATTACATGGGTGGGAAGAAACATACTGTAGAACTTAAGTATGACGGATATATGTATACAGTTATATCTGACGGAGTTTTATTCAAGCAGACAGCTAATGAACTGTTTGCGGTTCAGGTTTTTAATGCGATTTAGGAGGATTAATTATGGCAGAGAATACACAGATAGTCGAGTATGAATCAAATGGGGAAATGGTAAAAATTTCCCCAACAATGATAAAAAGATACCTTGTAAGTGGCGGTGGCAATGTATCTGACGGAGAAGTAATGATGTTTATGTCATTATGCAGATACCAGCACTTAAATCCGTTTTTGAGAGAAGCATACCTTATTAAGTATGGAAGCAACGACCCGGCCACAATAGTTACTGGAAAAGATGTTTTTACAAAGAGAGCCAATGCGGACCCACGATATAAGGGAAAGAAAGCGGGAATTATTGTAATTAAAAAGGACGGAGCTGTTGAAGAACGAGAGGGAACAATGGTTTTACCTAACGAAACTATCGTAGGTGGCTGGGCGAAAATCTTTATTGACGGAAAAGAGGACGAGTATCAGTCAGTAGGTTTTGATGAGTACGCAGGAAGAAAAAAAGACGGCTCGCTTAACAGCCAATGGGCGAAAAAGCCGGCCACAATGATTAGAAAAGTAGCTGTTGTACAGGCTTTAAGAGAAGCATTTCCAGATAGATTTCAAGGTTTATATGCACAAGAGGAATTTCAGAATGTATCAGATGTAAAACTTGATACAGAAAAGGTTGTTGCTGATGAGATTAAAGAAAATGCAAACACAGTAGATTTTGACGAGGACAACATAATTGATGTAGAGCCGACAGACACAGCCGACAAGCAGTCAGAGGAGCTTCCGCCATTCATGCAGAGTGAGGAGAGCTGATATGAGAGTAATTTCACAGCATGGCAATGTTGATTTGCCTTATGAGCAGATAGTTGTGTGCCACGCAATGGAAAACGTTATAGCGCTATACAATGGAGAAAAATACGTATTAGGCGAGTACTCTTCCAAAGAGAAAGCGTATAAGGCTATGGAAATGCTGAGAGAAGCATATGTCGGTATGCCTATTGTAATGCAGAATGTCGCTATTTCAGAAGATGTGGCAAAGAAATTTGAAGGATTAAAGAAGTGCGGTGTTATGGTGCAAGCAGAAAATCAGCCGTCAAAAGTAGATTTTATTAACAATGCTGTTTTTCAGTTTCCACAGGATGATGAGGTGGAAGTATGAAAAATGTTGATATTAGAGAATATGCAAAAGAAAATGGCGTAAAGTTGTGGGAAGTTTCGGAGCATTTAGGATATGCGCACGATACAGCTTTTTCTAAAGTATTAAGGCACGAGCTTGACGATGATAAAAAGTGGGAAATAAGACAAGTTATTGACAAAATCGCAGACGAACATAGATGGGAGAATTGATGAAACTTAAATGTATTGCAACAGGAAGTACAGGGAACTGCTACACCTTAACTTCCAACAGTGGAGAAACACTTATCCTTGATTGTGGTATCAGCATTAAGGAGATTAAAAAAGGCTTAGATTGGAATATAAGGGGGATAAAGGGTGTGATTATAAGTCACACCCACCTCTGGACCATAGCAAGTCATTAAACGATTTTAAGTCTATGGGAATACCGATTTATGCACCATATTTGAAGATTGATTATATGTCAATGAATATGGGCGGATTTACAGTAAAACCTTTTGATTTGACAACAATAGGCGGAAATTGGACACATACAGACGCAAATGGCGAACCTTGCCCGATATATGGCTTTCTGATTACTCACAAGGAAATGGGGAGAATGCTTTACATAACGGATTGTGAAGTTATTAAGTGGAAGTTCAAGGACATAAACCACATTTTGTTAGGTGTGAACTATGACAAGGATTTAGTTGATACCGACAATCCGAAAGCCAATCACGTATTCAGAGGTCACTTAAGCATTGATACCGCTTGCGATTTCGTCAAGGCTAACGATTCAGACAGCTTGCAGAACGTCATAATGTGCCATTTGTCAAGCGAAAATGCTGATAAGGATAGTTTTATCGAGAAAATGAAAAATGCTGTAAATGGGGCGAATGTGGATGTTGCAGAGCGTAACAAGGAATGGCTACTTACCAATCCTAATGAGTGCCCTTTTTAGAAAGGAGATTATATGGCTAAAAAGAAAGGTTTCGGAATAAATCCAATTACAAATACAATCTTTTACGGAACTCAGGACGTAGATAAACATATGTGGATTGGAGATAAAACAGATGTAACTGATGATGTAATTGATGCTGTATTTGCATGGTTTGTGGGTAATATGGAGGGAAAACAAGAGTATTCTATCGCATACCCAAATACAGGCTTTGAATTAGTAATGAGGAGAAAGCAATTACAACTAAAAGAGAGTGAGGAAAAATAATGAACATTGTAACATTAATTGGCAGATTAACTAGGGACCCGGAGATTAGATATTCACAGGGTGAAAATGCAATGGCAATAGCAAGATTTACACTTGCTGTTGACAAGAATTTTAAGAAGAAAGACGATAAGGCAAATTTTATTAACTGCGTGGCTTTTGGCAAGATTGCTGAAACAGTAGAAAAGCACGTATTTAAAGGTTCAAAGATAGCAGTTGTCGGTGAGTGGACAACAGGCAGTTACAAGAATAAAGACGGAAACACAGTCTACACTAACGATTGCAACATATCCAAGTTAGAATTTTGCGACAGCAAAAATTCAAGCAGCAGTGCAGAGCCACAGCCAAAACCCGATGATAGCTTTATGTCAATCCCTGATGGTATTGACGAGGAATTACCATTTAACTAAGAGTCAGTTGATTATAGGGCAGTCAGATAACGGCTGTCCTAGAAAGGAAAAATAATGGATTATACAAACGAAGTATTTGCGAACATTGCAAAGGAAATAGCCGACCGGAAAGAGTATGTAATTACAAGAGCTTTTACATCGCAGATTGCAGAATTATTACAGAAAAACGGCATCATACCAATATGCAGTGAAAGATTCATAAACCTTAACCCTGATGTGCCAAATTACAGTTCTGTCAGAAGAGTCGCTGTTTCGTTTGATAAGCTTGATTGTACCGAGCATGACCGAGAAGTTAGAAAACAGGCATACAGAGATTTTATCAAGGAATTTGAGGACAGAGTTAATTCAAAAGATGTATCTGAAAAACTCTTTGAAACTGAATGTATATTATTGGAGCGTGATAAGAATGGGATTGGTTGATACAGACACACTAAAGAAAGATTTAGAATCGGTTACTTTAAGTAACGGAACTTTGCTCAATACAAATACAGTATTGCTATTACTGGATAAATATCCGACCGCCTATGATGTAGACAAGGTTGTGGAGCGGTTAGAGGAAGAAAAGAATCCGAACTACAGAGAGGATGGAAGTCTGATGGGGGAAAGAGAAGCGATTGAAATTGACAAGGCAATCGAGATAGTAAAGGCAGGTGGCAACACTTGAATTATCAGAACATAGCGAGAGCCAAGGCAATAGAACAGGAAAACAAAAAGCGACTGTTGAAACTGAATCCAAAGCTGAATGACAGGAGTGGGATTTACTTCCTACTCCGAGAAGATGAAAACGGATTTAAGTACGCTTATATCGGACAGGCGGTACATACACTTAGCAGATTGGCAAGCCACCTTGTAGGTTATGAACAGCACATAGACCTTAGTTTACGCAAACACAAGCTGTATGACAAAGAGAAAAACCCTTATGGTTGGCGAGTTGAATTCCTAAATTTCCCCGAAAGTCAGCTTGACGAAAAAGAGAAGTATTACATCAAGCTGTATGCTGATAAAGGCTATCAGCTTAGAAATGTCAGTTTAGGCGGTCAAGGAGAAAATCGTGCTAGTGGTTCAATAGGCGAGAGAAAAGCGCCTAAGGGCTATCTGCAGGGCGTACAGCAAGGTAGAAAGAACCTCGCAAGGGAATTATCGCATATCATCGAAAAACACCTTGTTGTGACGATTAGAGAGGATAAACAGGGCAATAAGGTGTCACAGAAGCAACTAGATAAATTTATGGAGCTTATTAATGCAGATTCATATAAGGACGTTGAGTAAATGAAAAGAAAGGCGGCAATTATGGATAATGCTGAAGGAGTAAAAAGAAATTATGAATGAAGAAATGATGTTTACAGCTTGTAATATTCCGAAGTTTTTAGAGGAACAGATGAATAAAATGAAAGACACTCTTACAGGTGGTATGAACGAAGATAATCTTAAAGGTTTTGAGTATGCAGTAGATACTATGTTAAGTATTCTTAGGCAGATAATTCGTGCAGCCGAGATGGATGATGAGATTCTTGTGCATAGCGATAAAATCGCTGATGAGAATGAATTAGAAGAGTTTGATTTACATGATTTGTTAGAACTTTATGGTTGCAGAGTTGTGGCAAACTTACAGAAGAAAAGTGTTTAATGTTGTAAACTGAAATTTAGAAAGGATGCCAGTCTGGTAAGAGAAAAGAACAGGCAAAGTAAATAATTTTATCCAAAACTTAAAAGAAAAAGGCACTACCGAGATAACACTTGATATAACAACAACAGGCAAAGGAATTGTCTATACATTAATTTGGTAGATATCCTGAAATCAAAAGAGAATTTGATGTAAAGATAAATTAGGATTTATGGAGGTAGATATATGATTACGCAGATAGGATTTTTAAGAAAAGGAGATGTGTTCAGATTTGAGGGTGATATTTACAAAGTAGGACATTTGTTGGAGAGTACAAATGGGTATGTTTCCTGTATTGATGTTAATACAGGAAAGAAAAAAAGATTGCATATTGATGTTGATGTAGAAATTGAACAGGCAAACTGAAATTTGTTGAAAGGAGTAAAACAGAGTGAAGTTTTTAAGCAAGAAGAAATGTGATGAAATTCTGAAAAGAATTACTGCAAATGAAATTATTCAGGTAGAGTACGGACTACACGATATGGAAGCAGAAACAAAAGCGACGGAAAATAGAGCAGAAATAGCTTTTATTGTCGGCGGTTTCAAGGGTATGAACAAGGTACAGAACACGTTGAGAAAAGGGTATAACAATATAAACCACGAGGGAAAAGATTAAAATACATCAACCGAAACTTGAAGAAAATAGGAGATTAATTAAATGGCAGAACGTAGGATGTTTGCTAAAAAAATAACTGAAAGTGACGCTTTTCTCGATATGCCGAGCAGTACTCAAATGCTTTACTTTCACCTATCCATGAATGCTGACGATGATGGATTTGTTAATAATCCCAAGAAAATACAGCGTATGTGTGGCGCTAGTGATGATGATTTTAAACTGCTGATTGCAAAATCGTTTGTAATCTTATTTGAAAGCGGAATTATCGTTATTAAGCACTGGAAAATGCACAATTACATACAGTCCGACAGATACAGACCTACTGATTATGTAGACGAAAAATCCATGCTTGGAATTAAGAAAAATAAAGCATACACCCTTGATGAAAGCAAGATGTATACAAAGTGTATACAAGATGTATCCGTAGGTAAGGAAAGTATAGGTAAGGAAAGTATAGATAAGAATAGTATAGTTAAGGATAGTAAAGGGGAGAGTGTGAGAGGGGAAAAAGCAAAACGCTTTATTCCCCCAAGCGTTGAAGAAGTCGAGCAGTACTGCATTGAGAGAAACAATAACATTGATGCTCAATCATTTATTGATTTTTATGAATCCAAAGGCTGGATGATTGGCAAAAACAAAATGAAAGACTGGAAAGCAGCAGTCCGGACTTGGGAAAGAAGTCGAAAACAGGAAAATAAAGAAAATGTGTTTGATGAATGGAGAAATGCTTAATGACAAGAGAAGAAACAATTAAACTCTTAATGGTTATCCAGTCGGCGTATCCGAATTTTAAACCACCGGATAAAACAGTAGCAGTTGATACGTGGTACACGATGCTTAGGGATATGGATTACAACGTTGTGCAAATGGGTTTGAGAGCCTATATAACATCCGATACAAGTGGTTTTGCACCAAGCATAGGGCAGTTGATAAATACAATATACACCATTCAGAGTCCACAAGAACTAAACGAGATGGAAGCATGGGCGCTTGTCAGCAAAGCACTACGAAATGGCTATTATGGTGCTGTTGAAGAATTTGACAATTTGCCACCACTGGTACAGAAAGCAGTAGGTACTCCTGATAATTTACGAAATTGGTCGCAAGCAAACACGGAGAGTGTTGAAAACGTTATTCAATCAAACTTCATGCGGTCGTACCGAACAGTCGTGAAAAGAGAAGAAGAGATCAAGAAAATGCCTGTAGACGTACAAGCATTGATTGAGAATGTTAATAAGACCTCGTATTCGGTTCAAATCGGCACTAAAAATCAACAGACGATAAAATTATCGCTTGAAGATAATAAAAGCCAAAATAAGTCGATTAAAGGTATTCCAATGCCAAAGGAAATTAAAGAACGTATCGAGCAGATGAAAAGATAGGAGGTAAAGAGGTTTTGACCGGTCAATTAAAACATGTTTTACTCCTAGCGAAAAATGATAAAAGATAAGTATTCCAGACGGAGATATGAAGAACGGAAAGCCAGTAACCTTTGTGTGCGTTGCGGGAAACCGCTTGACAGAGAAGGTGCGGTTTGTACGGCATGTAAAAACAGTCAGACAGCATATGGTCGAGAGCTTTATAAAAAATTACAGGCAGTTGGTATCTGCCCTAGATGTGGTAAGAATTTGCTGTATGGTGATGAAAAAAGCTGTATCGAGTGTAGGGCAAAATCAGCCGAAGCTGCGTCAAAGAAACGTGCCGCTGATGTTAAAAAATACAATGAGCGACAAAAAGTATGGCGAAAAGCACGATACGAAAAAGACAAGGAAAATGGCATATGCACACGCTGTCGTAAAAGGAAAGCAGACCCGGGATATAGTACTTGCACATTTTGCCGGGAAACAATGAGAAGAGCACATGTTAAAATGCCCGAAAGGACAGGCAGATATGAACAAGGATTATGTTTTTTCTGTGATAATCCGGTGAAGCCCGGATATAAGGTCTGCGAAATGCACTATCAGAAGAACGTTAAGAATGCGACCTGTGAAAAGGCAAACATAGCACGGCAGAAAATAATAGGAGTAAAATATGGAAACAAAAATTAAAGAAGCAATAGAATTTTTAAGAGATAACGGATATTATGTAACAAAAATTCCTGAAAAATTATGTGAAGTTGCAGAAGAATGTTCTGAAACTGGGCATGGTGATTGTATGGAGTGCAGTTGTTTTGTATGTTTGATAGGAAACGATTGTTAAGAAAGGTTAGGCATATGAGAGATTTAAGCATATGCCGGATTATGGGAAAGGAGTAAAGAATGGAGAGATTAACAAGTAACAAAAAAGTATCTGATATGTCAATGATTGAACTGGCACATAATAGCTGCTATGCGGATGATGAGCGCAACGCACGGTACAGAGATTATGAGATGGACATGGACGCACGAGATTTTGCGAGAAACCTCATGGTCACACTAACAAAAGATGAAATGCCAATAAGTGACACGGAGTTTGACGAGGAAATATTAGACGACTTGGCAATAGACCCATTTTCGGATGTCCGTGGTCTAATTGCACTATTCTATCGTAATTTATGGGCTATGGCAAATTTAAGAGAAACGTTGAAAAAATATGAGGATTTAGAAGAACAGGGCAGACTTGTCAAGTTGCCTTGCAAAGAAGCGTACACGCAATCAGGAGACGTGGTATATCTTATTTATGATGATGAAGTGGTTGAGTGCACCCATTGCGGCTTAGGTATAAATCCTGTTGACGGAAAAGCATATATTGCGCTTGCAACAGATGAAGATATTTTCCCGTACAGAAGACCTATTCCTGAATACGATTTGGACCCTACAGATTGGTGTACAAATGCAATCGATGCAGAAGTAGGTGAAATTGGCAAAACAGTATTCTTCACAAAATCCGAAGCAGAAGCAAAACTGAAAGAATTGAGAGGTGGAGAAAATGAATAGTTTAGCAATAGGAGATAAATTACAAGCAATCAAAGAAATAGCGATTGGCGGTTGTGAAGATATTGAGGCTTCTGAAAAGATATTTGACCTTTGCGATGAAATTTTGGGGTTAGTTAATTCTGCCTCTTGTAACTGCCAGCATAACAGCGATTCAAGAGATAATGAGCCTTGTTGTAGATGTGATAGCAGAACGGCAAATATGAATAAAGCTAAGGTCGATAGCTTAGAAATAATCGCACGAATGTTAGACGATAAGCCTTATTATGAATTGAAGTACAGACAGGTTGGTAAAAAGGATTATTCTATCGGATATAGTTCTTACGATTTAAAAACTGTATTAGGTTACATTGATACATATTTTGAAATTGTGGAAAGTGATAAACAGACTAATGCCGACAGGATAAGGAATATGTCGGATGAAGAGTTAGCAGATTATCTAGCAACCGTAACAAGTGATGTTATATGTGGAAGTTCATGGGATTATGATGAGTGGATTAAAGAGCTTCAATCAGAAGCGAAATAGGAGGGAATATGGAAGATAGATATTTATTCAAAGCAAAGAGAGCTGACAATGGAGAATGGATTGTAGGCGGATTAGTGAGATATGGTTTTACAGGTAAAGAAAAATATTACATTGTCCCTGATTATGCGTCTGATTTATATGCTATGGAGATAGACCCGAACACAATCTGCCAATGCACAGGCTTAAAAGACAAGAATGGCAAGCTGATTTGGGAGAATGATATTGTTGACTTCTTAGGGCATAAAGGGACTGTTGTATTTGAATGTGGCAGTTTTGGCATTGCATATAAAACACCTATAGATTGGAATGGAATAGAAGCAAGTATTAAGCCAATAACCGGTTGCGATAATCGTTTATATGCTTGCGAAAATGATAATTATATATCATTGTGGGAAATCTATTGGAATTTTAATGATGAGGATGATTCGGTAAACACAGTAGAAGTTGTCGGAAACATCTTTGACGATAAAGAGTTACTAGAAAGTGAGGGATAATATGAGAATATTTAAAAACGTAGACGAAAAATTAAAAGAGATTGGATTCAACAAAATCTGTGAAGACAAGCATGGTGCTCAATATGAACGCTACAATACAAAGTACAATTATTGGCAGCGCGTTGACATTTGGCATAAAGCTTCAGGCCGTCATATTTTACAGTCGTATGACAGAGACTTGATGGACGAAAAGAAGATTGGGAATACTTGTGTTGGACTTACTGGATATGAAATGAAGCTTTTTCTTAAAAAAATGAAAAAGTTAGGGCTTTACAGCAAAACCGCGGGAATCGAGGGATAGCATGACAGCGAGTGAAGCAATCGAATTTTTGCGAATACATTTTGAGTATCTAAAAGAAAGATGGAAGCCACACCCTGATTACAACGTTTTAGAAGCAATTAGATTTGCAATATCAGCAATAGAAAAGCAAATTCCAAAGAAACCGGATTTTACAGAAGATAAGGAGTTTGCTTTATGTCCTTGTTGCAATGGTAATGGATTAGCTGATAAGCAGAAATATTGTGATAACTGTGGTCAGAAATTAGATTGGAGCGATGAAGAATGAGTGATGTTGAATACATAATCAAAGGCGATACAAAGGAATTTAATGATTGCCTTATCTGTTGTTGCGGAGAAGATAAAAACAGAGCAGAAGAAATACTAAATCGTATGGTCTCAAACCCTACGGACAATGACAAAAGGTTAATTGCAGGACATACTAATTTACGAATTAAAGAAGTTCCAAAAGAAAAATGTTGGTGGAATGGATATCTTGATTGAAAGTGAGGTATGAATATGACAGCGAGTGAAGCAATAAGAGAAAAAAGAAAATTCGCAATCGAACTAAAGCAATTAGTCCGTCAAAAATGTGTTGAAATCAATCACTATGTCAGCGGTTGCGACAGTCCGTTTAGTTATTTGCAGATTGCAGATGTTAAAGGAAACGCACCCTAAATTCCATAATCTGCTTTATGTCTTGAAGAACAACGGTGTTACATATGCAGAAGCCATTGACTGGGTAAATGAACACGGAAATATGAATATTAAGTATTAAGGACAGTTACGATTTTATGTAGAGGTAAAACAATGAAACACTACAAACCAATTAAATGTGTAGTCTGTAGCAAGATATTTACACCAACCGCAGCTAACCAAAATACGTGTTGTGAAGCGCATAGAGAGCAGAGAGCTACGGAATTGAGAAAAATCAGAGAAAAGAAAAGACTCAAAAGAAAGCCTGTTAAGAAAAACAAACTTGTGGAAATCTGCGAGATTGCTAAGAGTAAGGGTATGAGCTACGGACAATATATGGCAGAGCAGTATAAAAAGGAAGTGATGATAAGATGAACAGCAGAACTATAAGTGATATAGAGCCAATTGAAAGACAATGTGTATACGAGGACAATAAGCCGTGTAACAGCTCATGCCGATACTCAAATACTTGTATACACAGTGCAGACAAAACCGAAGAATAGGAGACAGGCTTATGAAGTTTTCAAAACTTACTAAGCCGGAACTTGAAGAAATTTTGAAAAATGCCAATTTCACCGATGAGGAAGCGGAAGTTTTTAAATTACTAGTTGCTGATAAAAGCCTTGAAGAGGTATCACAGAGACTATTAATTTCAAAAACAACCACTTCTCGGAGAGTGGCAGATATTAAAGAAAAGATAGAAAGGAGCCGGATGATGATTAATAAAGTACCAATATGGGAAAAAGTAACGCTGACGATTGATGAAGCTGCGGAATATAGTAACATCGGAATTAACAGAATCAATGATATGCTTAACAATCCCTCATGCCCTTTTGTGCTCTTTGTCGGGAGAGGTAAGCGATTAATTAAGCGCAAGGAGTTTGAGAAATATCTCGAAAAGACAGATAGTATATAGATATATTGAATTATAAGCCATTATGTAGTAATATAGAAGTTATCATATAATGGCTTTTAATTTTGAAAGGAGCCATAAATTAGTATGGGAAAGGATTTGAGAGGAAAAGAGCTGGGAGTCGGAATAACCCAGCGCAAGGACGGACTTTATCAGGGCAGATATAAAGATAGGTTCGGCAAGAACAAGACGATTTACAACAACAAATTGTCGGAACTGCGGAAAGAATTTAGCAAAGCAGTGACCGACAATCAACAATTCACAAGTGTTAGAGACAGTATTACCCTTGATGTGTGGTTTGACAGATGGATGAGCGTATACAAGAAAAAGAGAGTGCGCCCCAATACCATTAGGGAGTACACACATATATATAAGAAGAACATCTCACCATACATGGGAAACCACGAGATAAAATCTATTTGCAAGTCGGATGTACAGTTACTTATCGACAAGGCCTCTGATGATAACTATAAATATGAGAGGCAGAGCAAAATCAAGGCTATCTTAAGTGATATGTTTAGCAGAGCTATGGAAGATGACCTGATGATTAAGAATCCGGCAAAAGGTGTAAAGCTAAGAGCAGACAAAGAAGTTAATGCTTTTGCGTTGACAGTAGAGCAACAGAATGAGTTTTTAGAAGCAAGTAAAGGAACATTTTACGATAATTTGTACAATGTAGCACTTAATACAGGCTTGCGCCCAGGAGAACTGTTTGCGCTCACGATTGCAGATATACATATGGACGAGGGATATATTGATGTCAACAAGACACTTGTGTATCAGAAATACCTTGAAGATAAAGGCAAGGCATTTCATGTTGAGCCACCAAAAACCAAGCAGAGTTACAGACACGTACCAATTAACAGTGTATGCAAGGAATGCCTGACGAAACAATTTGAGCTTAAAAAGATAGTTTCAGCACGTAGGCCTAAGGAACAAAACGAATATTTGTTTGTTACAAGGTTTAACACACCGATTAATTCGGTTATATATAGCGACTCTATACGTTCGGTTGTAAGACGGATAAATGACACAAGAAGCAGTGACAATGAATTTCCATTTTTTAGCGGTCACACATTTAGACATACGTTTGCGACAAGATGTTTTGAGTCGGGAATAGAGCCGAAAGTCGTTCAATCATATTTGGGTCATGCAACGCTGAAAATGACAATGGACTTGTATACACATGTTACACCCGAAAAGTCGTTTGCCGACATTGAAAAAATCGTTAGCGCCGACAACAAAATCATAGAATATAGAAGAAAATGTGTGTAGTAAGTGTGTAGTAGTACACACTCTCAATTTAAAGGATGTTGAAAAATCAACGCTCGCAGGGCATTTTTGTACTAAAACTGGTAAAATTACTATGTATATCAAGGAGTGCCATACGATTTCGTAAATAATGGCGCAATCCTAGGAAAATAAAGGGACTGCGAGGTTTTCGTAAAATCATAAAAAAATATAAAATTCTATGTATTTTAATGTATTTTAATACAAAAAGTGTGTAGTAACTGTGTAGTAACCACCCCAAAAAGTGTGTAGTAAAAATTGTATATAGAAAAGCCATTATATGACACAAATATGAGAAGAACATGGAAATGCTCTTCTCTTTTTTTATGCCACAATTTAGGCATAAGGAGATGATGTTATGTTTGACGATGAAGTGAGAGAACAAATATTTGCAAAAAGTGAGTTACAAAAAATCGACCTAATGACATTATCTCTTGTCATTAAAGCAATCGAGGAAGTTTTAGAGGAGGCAGACAATGAACAATCCTTATCAGGCACCTATGATGAATAATCCTTATATACAATCTCAAAATCCATATATGGATAGAATGAACTTCTTACAAAATTATCAACAGAGCTTACAACAGCAGCCTATGCAGATGAATCAACAGCCTATGCCACAGCAGATAGCAGGCATTAATGGAAGAATAGTGCAGGCAGTTGAAAATATCAACGCTAACGAGGTTCCTATGGATGGCTCAATGGCATTTTTCCCGAAGCAGGATATGTCGGAGATATATGTTAAGGGTTGGAATGCTGACGGAACTATCAACACGATTGTGTATAAGCCTTATACAGCCCCTAAAGATAATCAGACAGTAAATTCTATGGTTAATGCAGAAAATGCTAAATTTACCCTATCAGACGAAAGCACACAGCTATTTCTGAATAAGTTTGAAGAGTTATCAAAGAAAATAGGGCAGTTAGAAGATAGATTTGATAAATCTTTAGGAACACAGAGAAAAGCTTCAAGAACGCAAAAGGAGAGTGAGTCTTAATGAATCCTATGCAGATGTTACAAGGCATGAGAAACCCACAGCAACTTTTACAACAGATAGTGGGGAATAACAGTGTAATGAGCAATCCAATGGCTAGAAATGCTATGCAGATGGCTCAAAAGGGAGATTCCAAGGGCATCGAACAGATGGCTAGGAATTTGTGCAAAGAAAAGGGAATTGACGCAGATAAGGCTTTTGAGTCGTTTAAAAGCCAATTAGGAATGTGATACTAATTCTTGCAAGATTATGTATATAAAAATGAATTATGGAGGTAAATTCTATGTTTAACACAGGTAATTGTGCATCCGTTCCGCTCGTTGCGAACATTGACGGAAACGGAAATAACAACGGATGGGGCGCAGAAGGCTCATGGTTATGGTTTATTATCGTTATTTTTGCTATCTTCGGATGGGGTGGATTCGGTAACGGATTCGGAGGAAACGGAATGAATGGCGGTGTCGGCAGTGAAATTCAGAGAGGTTTTGACAACCAGGCGGTCATCTCAAAACTTGATGGTATCTCAAATGGCTTATGCGATGGCTTTTATGCCATGAACAACAGTATGCTCACAGGCTTTAACGGTATTAACACAAATATCATGCAGACAGGCTTCGGCATCCAACAGGCTATCAACGCTGATACAGTCGCTAATATGCAGAATACAAACGCTTTACAGTCACAGCTTGCTAACTGTTGCTGTGAGACAAGAGAAGCCATTCAGGGCGTAAACTACAATATGGCAACCAACACCTGCGCTTTGCAGAACACAATGAACAACAACACGAGAGACATTATTGACAGTCAGCAGGCAGGAACGAGAGCTATTCTTGATTTCCTGACTAATGACAAGATAGCAACATTACAGGCAGAGAACAATGATTTACGCAGAGCTGCTTCACAGGATAGACAGAATGCACTTTTGACTACCACAATGGCAGCGCAGACAAATCAGATAATTGACGCAGTAAGACCTACACCGGTTCCATCATTCCCAGCTTCTAACCTTTATGGTTATGCATATGGCTGTGGTTGCAATACCGGATGTGGCTGCTAAAAGTAGCAGCTAAAAGTAGCAGCTACGCAAAAATAAATAATTGAGTATCTTAATTGAGTTTAACTCAATCTAAACCGATTAAAAACCATTTTTAGTCGAGGATTAGTCCAAGTTTAGTCGAGAGTTAGTCGAGATTATGTCTGCTAAACAGTATTACTTGATGTTACCGACACAAATGTCGGGAAGATAAAGGGCAGACTATAATGTTTGCCCTTATTTTGTGAAAGAGAGGTAAAAATAAATAATGGAAATAACAGGAATCGCATTACAGACTGTTTCAGCCGGAGAAGATGTGGCATTTACAGAGACAGCCGTAAACGGAACAAAATGTATCGTACACAGGACCGGAAGTGGAATTATCAAGCTAAGAGGTATTACTAATCAATGCAAGGCTAGATTTTTAGTATCGTATTCCGGCAATATTCAGATACCTACAGGTGGCACAGTAGAAGCCATTTCACTTGCCATTGCAGTAGACGGAGAGCCTTTACAGTCAACAAAGATGATAGTCACACCAGCAGCCGTTTTGAATATGTTTAACGTCTCTGCACAAGCCTACGTGGATGTACCTTGTAACTGTTGCAGTACAGTAGCGGTGCAGAATACATCAGCACAGGCTATTGAAGTACAGAATAGTAACTTAATCGCTGTTCGTGAAGCGTAGGGGGTGAGGGTATGCACATTGAAAGAATCCACAAAATGATTGAATGTCTTACAGAAAAAACCTTGTGTGAACTTGATAAGGGTGTTGAGAATGTCAATACAGAGGAAATGGGCGAAGCAGTCGATATGATTAAGGATTTATGCGAAGCAGAGTACAAGGCTGTTATCGTTAAGTCTATGAAGAAAGCTGACGAAGAGGAAGAAGAGTACAATAAGGAACTGCTTAGAGCCTTAAAAGACGAATACGGAGAAGAGAGCGGTAGAAGATACTATGATGAATACCGTTATGCAAACGGCAGATTTGCGCCAAAAGGTAGGGGAATCCGCAGAGGATATACCGAACCACCATACTATCACATGCCGGTAAATTACAACGACATGGAGTATATGCGCGACATGGATAAGGGCAGAGGTAAGATGTACTACTCTGAACCGATTGCACCACATGTGAGTGAAAGCAATTATGACAGAGCAAAGAGACATTATACCGAGACAAAGGAAATGCACAAAGGAGCTTCTACAGAGGACAAAGAGCATAAAATGAAAGCCCTCGACATGTATATCCGTGAATTGAGCGGAGATATATCGGAGCTTTTAAATGACATGACACCTGATGAACGCAATCTTTTGCGCACCAAAATGAGCAATCTTGCGTCAAAACTGTAATTATTAAGGCTATGGGTAGCAATGCTCATAGCCATTTTTTAAAGGACTCGATTTCGAGGAGTTTAAATCAGAAAGGAGCATACAGATGATTTTTAGCATTAATGGTACAATGTGGCAAGTACAATATAAAAATTCAAATTCGGGCGAATTAAAGCGGTCAGACAACACAATTAGCTTAGGTGTAACTGACAGAAACACACATACAATATATCTGTCAAATGCCTTGCGTGGGTTTATGCAGCGCAAAGTGCTGATACACGAAGTATGTCACGCAATCTGTATGTCCTATGATGTGTATTTGCCTATCGAACAGGAAGAGATATTGTGTGACTTTGTAGCAACATATGGGGATGAAGTATTTGATATTGTTGACATGATACTTGGAGCAGCTAGGAGTGATAGATACTATGGATAAAATAGACAGACTATTAGAATACATACACCGGACTAATCCGGAAATGACACGGCAGAAATTGATTGAAGAACTAGGAGAGAGTGACTACAGCGCTAAGAGCATTTATTTTTTGGCAATTCAAAATTCAAAACCCTAAAAATCCTAAAATATTTTGATACCCCCCTACCTTTTGGATTTTTTGATTTCAAAAATCCGTTCGCAAAATTTTGCAAAAACTTGTCGAGAACTTGCAAAGAACTCGTACCGCGCTTTAATTGAGTGAAGTTTTCTGAAAATTCAAACATTTTCAATGAGTTGGTGCGCCTGACTTGTAACAACTCACACCCGGCACGGCTTGACGGCTCGAACCTCTACAGCAATGCTATAAGGCATTGCAAACGGCTTGTTTTACGGCTTATTTTAGCACACTTGATAAATATCCATGCTAACACGTATAAAAGCCCTTAAAACGTCAAATACACGGTTTTAAATGTGTATATCATAAAATCATATATTGATTTTGTTAATTTGTCAATGTACGATAGTACCCGGACTTATAGCCGGATAACTTGCGACAGCTCCAACGGCTGTACACTCGATTTTAGGCACAACAAAAAGGGGTATAAAAATATCCTTAGCGGTAGCGCGTGACATATTTTCCGGCTACATAGTCGCAAAATAATGTGACCGGGCGAGCGTGTGCGCACTTTTCTACGACTTGTAGCCATTCGCCTGACCTTTGAACTGTAATTTTTAATTCGTGCGACTCCATCCACTCGATGCGGTCATACTTGATATAATTAAAATCGTTTATTTTTGGCATTTCGTAGCCTAGCGCCTGAACGCGCTTATATATTTCCTTTTTTCCTAGATACTCATAATTAGACATAGTACACCCCCCTAATTATAACAAGCCTTAATTATAGGGCTTATATAATTCTCGTGGTTTAAATAGTTAATAAAAGCTGTCCGCCGGTATTCTTTGCCACTAATAAGCGCAGTAACATCGTCACACGTGCCATAATCCGCGACAGTTCTAAAAATGTTTGTTATCGCTTTGCGCGTTTCTCGCTCGCTTGCCTGATAGCCTAATACATCCGTATATTTGCCGTTATAACGTGCTCTAATTTCCATTTCCACAGCGTCAAGGCTTTTTGGTTCGTTGTCCATTCATTAACCCTCTTTTCCGTTCTAAAGCTTATATTTTGTTTTTTTCTGTGATGCTTGCTTGCGGTTTTTGCCCTTTTCAAAACTTTCGATAAAAATTACTTTTCCACTCTTATAGTGCCTGTAGTGTCCCCGGACACTCCAACTTTCCGCCATTCGGTGGACTTTCTTACTTTTTAGCATATTTGCTACTTTTTTATTCACTGTTTTAAATCTTAAAGAATTTAAAGAAATAACCTGAACACTATTAGCTTGCTTTTGAAAACTTTTATTGCTTGGATTGTTTCCATTGCGGCTTCTCGTCTGTCTTTCTTTGCGTTTCTCTTCCGGGTGCTTAAGCAGATGATCCGCGCAAATTAATACCCCTTTAAATAAATTTATACAAGCCTTTAGATTCGCGCGAATCTCCTCAACGTCATTTTGCTTATTTAAGTATTCGATTGGGTCTACATATCCACGGCGCACCAGAACGGTTATTAAAGAGTTTTCCCACTCTATAACATTATCCGAATCCAGGTTATATTCGATTTTTATTTTACCAATATATTTAAATTGCTGTTGCCTGTTTTCGATTGCCTTAATTGTCGGCGCCGTGTCGTCTTCGCTGAATCCATTTTGCGCAAAAAAATCTAGCCTTAAGCAATCTAAATTTGCCAGAATAGAGCCTTTTTCGGTAAAATTCACAGAAAAATTAATTATGAGGTCAATACAATCGTCATTAATTTTCTGTTTTACAATGAGAGAGCCGTCAGAGAAGAGCGGCGCAAGACTATAGTCTTTGCAAAGAATTGCTTTTTCGTAAAGCTCACAGAAAATATTGTAGTTTTCAACTACAATTTGATTATTTTTTAAATTATTTAATACAGAGATAGCCGCCCGGCTGTCTAGCTGTGCGGCTGCTTTTTTAACTTTTTGCATTTTTCCCCCTTTTTTAAAGAAGTTCTTTTGTAATTTCTTCCTGGCTTAAAGGCTCTAGCGTATCAATATAGATTACTGACTCGTGCGACTCTGTAATAATGCACACTGCATCACGTCCGCTTCTACAAGTGCAGATACTAATAGTATCATCGTCAAGCCACTCTTGTATGCTGTTCTCGTTCTCTGATACGTCATAATAGCCTATTAGCTCCAAGGCCTCCTTAATTGCTTTTTTCTCTTGAATTGTTAATTTTGTAAATTCCATCTTTCTACCTCCGTATAAAATTGTTATAATCCTACTTTAACAAATTATTGCCACGGTGCCAAGGGCACGCAACAAATATTTGTCAAAAATTAATATAATTGAGCCCTATGTAAATTGCATATTAATAAAAAAATAAAAATAATCCGCCATACCCAATTACAAGGCATGATATAAAAAGGCTTAAAGCCTTTAAAATCTCTTTTAAATCGTCCATAGTTGTACCCCTTAATATGCTAATTGCTTGCCACAAATTGGACAAAATTTGATAGATTGCATTGCACTATGTCCGTTTATGGTCTGCCAAAAACTAACGCTTATATCATGCCTGTATATTTCCGGCATAAATTCAAGTAAGCGAGTACCGCCCGGCGCGTATTCATCGCAAACATGATAAAAGCCTTCTTCACTGTCTTTACTTTTATAAAATTTTGCGCCACTGTCTACAATTTCATAATTCTTAAAATTAATTCTTGATTTATTCATTTTTCCCACCTCTTTAATATAAAGCCGGTGAACTTGCACCGGCTTAAACGCTAATTACTCGTTGCCGTTGTCAAAATCTAGTTCGTTGTTTTGCTCCATACTGTCGAGTACTTCACCGATTGCACTTGATAACAAGCTACATCTAATTATTACATCGCACCACTCAAAATCCTCATTGAGAAATCTCTCACCAACGATATTTTTGTCAATTCCTAAATTTTCAACAGCGCCGTCGAGCTCATCTATATTGTCGATAACATACTCTCTAGCCATTAAGCGGTTCATAGTATAACTGCCGCTTACATTACCGGTTACGCTGTCACAAGTCCATAACTCGTCATTTAAATAGCTTTCCAGCTCGTCACGGTCTGAAAAATCAGAAATTGTTATTTCATCGTCAATATAATTTTTTACATCCTCTTTGATTGCTGATAAATAGCAGTATTCCATGTTTACACCTTTTTACACGTATGTTATAATATACGCGCCTTTCATATTATTATTTTGTTTGGTGCCTGTCGTTTGGTTGGAAGCTCTGCGACAGGCTTTTTATTTTGTCCCTTGTCTTTCGACTTGACTAAGGTATATCAAAATGTAAGGCACAAAACAATTGACAAAATACACAAAATGTAAGGCACAAAACAATAAAACTATTATACAATATATACAAGGCACAAAAATATTTAAAACGCTATTATATAGAAGCAATTATTATTGCTTGACTTGCAAGGCACAAAAATATATAATGAATGTAACTATATAGATGAAAGAGGTGCAAAACATATGGAATATAAGACCACAGAAGCGCGCAGAAAAGCCAACTATAAATATGAGGATAAATTCGAGCGCGTAAACTGTCGCTTTGCAAAAGGCACAAAAGACCGCATAAAAGCATTGAAATATAGTGCAAATGATTTTATAAAACTAGCGGTAGCCGAAAAATTAGAGCGTGAAGAAAAAATTTTAAAATAAGGCACAAAAAACAATTGACATACAAGGCACAAAATGTTATAGTTATGTCGTAGCAAAGAAACAATTTATTTTTATTGGAGGTATAAAGAGCATGAGAAATTTTTTGATAACTAAGAAAACATATAGTTGTGGCAAGCTTGCCGGATTTGAAATCCTTGGTATGGTTCAGGGCGATAATTTCCCGACATACGATAAAGAGACTGCAAAAAAGCTATTCGGCTGTGAGTATGTGGACGTTATGGAAATTCCTGAAAAATGCCACATCAAAGTATTATAAAAATTAAATATTGCTTTTCAAAGAGCCGGTTTTTATGACCGGCTTTTTTATTGCAAATTTTGGGAAATACGAACCATGTGACAACTATACCAGGCATTTCTTTTTTGAGCTACTCAAGGCTTATTTTTGCAACTTTAAAATTTATGCAGTGAGGATTATTTCA